GACGCGTCAAGGGGTGTCTACTATTGGTCTACAGCACGACGACAGACCAAACCAGGAGGCACCCCATGAAGCTCGGACACACCAACGACGAGATCAAGTACGACGAGACCGACGGCACCGTCGCCTGGTACGTCCTGATCCTCGACGGCGAGCCCACGATGTACATCACGTGCGACACCGCCGACAGCGAGAAGGTCATCCGAATCCAGCGGTTCGAGACCTCCGCTGACAGCCTGGCCACCCTGGGCCGCTTCACCACGAAGACGCACCTGCTCCAGGACGTCGACGGCAACCCCCTCGGCGCCGAGACCCGCGTGGACGAGAAAAGCGTCTACACCTACGTGATCCCGCGCCTGCACGTTCTCCTGGGCCGCCTGCTCCGGGCCTCCTGATGACCTGGGCAATGGCGATGGGCATGGCCGCGCGCATCAATCGTCGCGGGCTGAGGGCCCGAGTCACCGGCCACAGGAACATGAATGGCGCGTGGATCTACCGCGCCACCCCTATCCGCTGAACCCGACCAGGGCCCCGGCATCCCGCCGGGGCCCTCGCCCTTCGTGGAGGAACCAGATGAAGATCGAAACCACAGCCGACGCCATCCGCAACCGCCTGGAGGCCCTGCACCTCCGGCACGCCATCGCCTTTCAGTACCACACCCCGCCCAAGGGCGACCTGATCGAAGGGTTTGCCGAGGAGCTGGACGAGAGGCTGGAGCACGATGACGAGCTGGCGGTCATCATCCTGCGGGCCCTGATCAATCCGGAAGACCTGGCCACTGACGCCCGGTTCTGGAAGACCCCGCTCGGTCGCCTGCTGTTCGCCGCCGGAGGGTTCTTGCACGAGACGATCTCGCAATCGGATGCGGCGGGTGTGCTTCGCCTGTCTCGTCAGCGTGTGCACCAGCTGGTTCAGTCCGGTCGGTTGAGGTCCGCCCCGGCCGATGATCGGCGCTGGATGATGGTGCGTTCTGAGGATGTCCGGCTGCTGCTCCGCAGTCAGCTTGACAAGCATGTCAAGTAGCTGTAGTCTTTAGACATACAGATCGAGCCAGGGGAGGACAGCGATGAAGACCACCGCCTACGGACCGCGCACCACCACGAATCTCCAGATCCAGTGGCGGGCCCTCGTCGCCGCCGCCAACGGCAAGCGAAACGGCCGCCTGGCCGCCGCGACCCGGTTCGCCTGCTCCAACGGTCAGCGTCCCGGTACCGGCCGTTGGTACGCCGCCGCGCTCTGGCACTTCAACCAGCACTGATCGACCACGGAGGAACAATGAAGCTCAAAGACCTGAACCGGGCCAGCCGCGACCGCCGCCTCGGCGTCATGTTCGGCCTCGCCTACGGCGACGCCCTCGGCCGCCCCACCGAATTCATGAAGACCGCCGCCATCACCCAACTCGGAACCCCCTTCCAGAAGCGCGTCGGCCTGAACACCCGGAAGCAGGGCACCGTCACTGACGACACGCAGATGTCCATCTGGATCGCCCGCGCCGCCCTCACCCTGAACCGCGCCTACAGCCCCGCCCGGATGACCGACGCGTTCATCGACGGCATCGTCGGATGGCACGACGACCCGAAGAGTTTCGATGGGAAGCGGGCCCCCGGCGCCACCTGCACCGGCGCGGCCGGTGTCCTGGCCAAAGGCAACCGCCAGTGGCTGATGGCGACCCGCCCGAACAGCAAGGGCAACGGCGCGAACATGCGCGTGGCCCCTCTCGCCCTGCGAACCGACTGGACGTGGGAGCAGCTGGCGGGCGCCGCCCAGTTGCAGGCCGCCATCACCCACGGGCACCCGACCGCCCTGGCCGCCGCCGACCTGACCGCCGTGGCGGTCCGGATGCTGCTGGAAGGCATCGCGCAGCCCGGCGAGACGCTTCTGGATCACCTGCTGGCCTACGCCCACGACCAGCTCCACACCTACCACGGCGACCTCCTGGGAACCCTGTGGGAGGGCGACATGATCAGCCCGGTCATTGGCCAGCAGGTGATGAACGTCGGCAATGCGGGAGTCTGGAGCCGGTTCTCCGAACCGCTGCCGATGTACCGCCCGCGCAAGACGGCCAAGTCGCCCCGGGAGTGGATCGCGAGAGGCTGGGACGAGGTCATCAGCGCCCTGCTGGACGTCTACGCGAAGCCGCGCCTGCCGAAGCAGGACCCGTGCATCGCCCTGCGGCAGGGCGGATGGGTTGCCGAAGAGGCCCTGTCCTTGGCCGTGCACACGCTCATCACGTTCCCGGACGAGCCGACCGACGCTCTGCGTCGGGCCGCGTTCACCGACGGGGACTCGGACAGCATCGCCAGCATCACCGGCGCGCTCGCCGGGGCCGCATACGGGCGGGGCGCGTTCCCGTCGCACTGGATCGACAACGTCGAATACCGGGGCGAGCTGCTGGACCTCACGGACCGGCTTACCTTCGCGTCGCGCTGACCGACCGCCGAAACCGGCCCTCCACTCCTACGGGGTGGGGGGCCGTACCATATCCAGCACCAGGAGGAGAAGACATGCTTGCCAAGATCGTGCACGTCATCGTGTTGATCGCTGACCTTGCGCCCGGCGCCGTTCTGGCCATCGCAGGTGCTGCTCTGATCGGGACCGGCATCGCCTGGATGTAGAACATGATCAAAAACCAGGAGGAGAGAGCCATGCCCGAGTACCTGCCCATACTCACCGCCGACGGCCCGAAGAACCACGGCACCCCCGATCACGCTGAAGCCCTGACCGTCGGCCGGTTCGCCGGAATCCGTGACGGCCTTCAGTGGCTCTGCTACAGCCACCTGCCTGCGAACCTTCAGCGTTTCAGCGCTCCCCTGTACGAGGCGGCGTGCCAGCTGATCCAGGAGATCAGCCTGGACCCGCCGGAGCTGACCACGGCCATCAACGGCCTGATCGCCGTGAAGGATGCGGCCATGCGTGCTGGCATCCGCAACGACACCGGCCGTGCCGGATCCGTTCCGCGCCCGCAGGAAGTCGTCGATCCGCCGCTGCTGGACAACCGGATCGGCCCGAACTTCGGTCGCCCCATCGAGGACCGCCAGCCGGATGCCGTCCGGCCCCGCCCGATCAAGGACAACCCGCAAGCCTGACCCGTATCCTGGCCAGCAAAGAGAAAGGGGTAGCGCGTGGGCACTGCCTGGAAGATGCCGCTCGCCGTCATCGGCAAGCCGACCGGCGACGGCCGCCAGTTCGACGAGGGCGCACTGTCGCACCGCGACCTGCCGCTGCCCCTGCGGTACGTCCCGAGCGATTCTGGTGGCCATCAGAACGCCGTGATCGTCGGGCACATCAGCAAGGTTGGCAAGGAAACCGACGGGATGCTGCCCGCGTCCGGCGAGTTCTACGACGACGACGAGTGGCCCGAGGACGTCCGGAACCACGCCATCGCCGCGATGAAGTTCACTCAGAACAAGGTGATCGGCCCGTCCGTCGACCTGGATCAGGCCGAGATGGAACACGTGCCGGAACCGAAGGCGTACGCGGACTGGAAGCGGGAGCAGCGCGGCAAGATCAAGGCCGCGAAGATGGCGCACGCCAGCAAGACCGGATCCGACTGCGGCTGCGGCGACACGGTCGAGCCGGTCTTCGCGGAAGAGGCGTACGACGGGCCGCGCCTGAAGATGGTCCGCAAGGGCCGCTTCGCGTCGGCAACCCTCGTGCACATCCCGGCGTTCGCCGAGCTGGCCGGGGAGGCCGTACTCACCCCGGCGAAGGCGCCGAAGGCCGCGCCGGAGCCGATCGCGGAGACCACAGTCGCGGGCGGCTACATGGTCGACGTCGAGTTCAAGACCAAGATCGAAAACGACGACGAGATGACGTACGAACAGGAGGCCCGGGACAAGATGCGCTCACTCATGGCCGCCGCCGCCCCGGCCGCGCCACCCCGCGAATGGTTCGAAGACCCGAAGCTCGCCGGGCCCACCCCCATGCACATCGGCGAAGACGGCCGCGTCTACGGGCACGTCGCCGTCTGGGACACCTGCCACGTCGGCATCGGATCGTCGTGCGTGAAGCCGCCCAAGTCGCAGACCGACTACGCGTACTTCCACACCGGCGAAACCATCACCGCCGACGGCAGCCGCATCCCTGTCGGGCGCCTCACGTACGGGGCCGGTGGGCACGCCGGGCCGAACCTCGGCTACCGGGCCGCCGCCGAGCACTACGACAACTCGAACAACACCGGCGCCATCGTGCGTGCCGGTGAAGACGAGCACGGCATCTGGGTCGCCGGGGCACTCGTTCCCGAAGCCGACGACGCCGCCGTCCGGTCGATGCGGTCCACCCCGCTGTCCGGGGACTGGCGCCGGATCGGCGGCAACCTGGAGATGGTCGCCGCGCTGCACGTGAACACGGCCGGGTTCCCGATCCCGCGCATGCTGGTCGCGTCGGCCGCCGAGGACGACATGTTCTCCCTCGTCGCGGCCGGGGCGCTCGCTCTCGTCGCTGACGAGGCGCCCGCGCCCGCACAGGCCGGGATGCCGGACACGGAGGAGCTGGGTCGCGCCATCGCCCGGGGCTTGTTCCTGGAGCAGCAGGAAGCGGCCCTGAGGGCTTCTGTGGCGGCCGAGTGGGCGGAGCTGGTGGCCGGGGCCACGGCGCCCGACCTGCGATCGGAATACGATGAGGCCATGGGTGATCTGCTCGACACCCTGGTGGAGTAGCAGGAGGAGAACGACGTGGGATGCAACTGTGGTGGAGGTTCGGGCCTCGGTAACTACGAGGTGAAGGCGGCCGACGGAACGGTCTTGAAGACGTTCTCGGCCGTGAAGGAGACCGAGGCGAAAGCGTTCGCCGCGAAGAACCCTGGATCGACCTGGCGTAAGACCAGCTGACCCTGAACGGCAGAAAGCCCCCGCATCCTTCCCCGGTGCGGGGGCTTTTCCATGCCTGCCAGACTCGTGTAGTCTTAGGGCATACAGCCTGAAGGAGACGCTATGAGCGCCAGCCGAATCGCCTTTGTTCTCGCCGCCGTGATCCTCAGCCCGCTCGTTCTCGCCGCGCTGATCCTGGCGGGCGTGGTTCTCGCCGACATGGCCGGACTGCTGCTGTAACGACCCCCCAATTTAGGAAGAACGGCCCTCAAGTTAGGAAGAAGCGATGACTCAGCCCGTGACCGACTGGGACCTGTACCGCAAATGCCCGATCGACGGCGCCTTGACCGGAGAGCTATGCACCACAGCGCATGCCCGAATTGAAGACGGGCAGCCGGTCGGCGGCCGGACCGTGATGGAACACCCGCACAACGCTCGAAGCCTGAGGGTCAAGGCGCGAGTGTAGGATCGGATGCGGATCGAGAGGCTCCCGGCGCTGTGGCCGGGAGCCTCTCGTCTTTCCGGGGTTAGGACTGCGGGGCCGTGATATTTACGCTGATCGTGGACGTGCTCAGGGTGATCGGGAGAATCCCGGTCAGGGTGACCGGGACTGTGACGACGGACGCCGAGGTCTTGACCGGCGTGCCGAGGGTGACCGTGCCGAGGGCCAGCGCCGGGCCGTCCAGGAACGCCTTCGCGACGTACCCGGTGTCCGGCTGGACCGGCTCGATGTTGATGGCCAGGTTCTGGCTGCCGACGGCCAGCGCGCCGATGATGCGCTGCCCGAACCCGCCGTACTTCACGATCGACGCGCCGTTGGTGAGGATCGTGCCGTTCAGGCCGAGGACCGATGAGGCGATGGCGTACGGGTAGTCGTTGAGGGTGATGCAGTCGCCGGTGATGGCGATGACGTCCAGGGTTCCGCCGCCGTTGATGTTGCTGAAGCGGATGGTGCAGGTGCCCGCGCTGGAGCTGAGGAGTGTGCCGGTGCAGCCGTTGGTGTAGGCGGCCGGGGCGGCGTTGAAGGTGGAGACGACGTCGGCGGCGTTCGAGCCGTCGAACAGGGCGTACGGGGTGTAGGTGTAGAACTTGGCCATTGCTGATGCCATGGCAGAAATTCCCCCTGCCGCGAGGGTGGTGGCAGCAGGGGGAATTCTCCGAGGATCCACTCAGGACGGTCAGTGCCTGTTCGGGATGAGCTAAACCGGGCCGTGCTCGTGCCGATGGATCGGCGTGTCCCGTTCGGCGTCCTTGACGGTTTCCGGATTGATCATCAACATCGGCCACCGGTCCGACGGCAGCGCCGTGACCGTCTCCGGCGGCGTGAACGGCTTGTCCACGTACTCCCGCGCCCCGTACCAGGCCGACTTCTGGTGCGTGGTCCCGACGCCGGTGTGGACGTGGACGGGAATCCCGACCTGATGGGCGCGCATGCAGAACGAGATGTCCTCGCCGCACTTCTCGCCGTCCGGTCCTGGGATCCGTTCGAACCAGATGTGCCCCGGGGCGCCCTGGTCCATCAGCCAGTCGGAGATCTTGTCGAACACGGAGCGGTGCACCAGCAGCAGCCCGCATCCGGTGGCCGCGACCCGGGTCACCTCGCCGGGCTGCCATGAGGTGCGGGTGGACAGCTTGAACGCGCCCGGCATGCCGAGCCCCGGCTCCACCCACGACCAGTCGTACAGCGTCGGCGCGAGCCGTGACCGGAGTCCGCCCATCCAGTCGTGCTCGAACTCGGTTTCGATGAAGCACAGGCCGCCGACGATCGGCCGTTCGACCGGGTCGGCGGCGGCCAGAAGCTTCTCGACGGCGTCCGGTTCGCAGCCGATGTCGGTGTCCCACCACAGCAGCCAGTCGGCGTCGGACGCCATGAACGCTGCAGCGATGGTGTTCCGGGCGTGGGACAGCTCCACGGACCGGCCCCACGCGGCGGCCAGGGCGCCCGTGTTGCGCAGCCCGGAGCTGTGCATCAGGTGGTTTCCGTGCGTCCGGTCGTAGGCGACGGCGCGCAGAACCGAGTCGACGAAGTTGGCGCCGAACGTGTCCAGGTGCGGGTATCCGATGCACACCTGTTCGCCGCTGACATCCCGTGAATGCGTGATTTCGGTGCCGTGTTCCAGCCCCATATGAACCTCCTCCTCCAGGAACCGCAGGTTACCGGCTATGATCCGGTCCAGACGCATCGGTGCTTGCTACGGTCCGGCCGAGTGTTCGAGGAATGAGAGACCCGAAGGTGAAGCTGCCTTTCTCGGTCCCGACTCTCGACGACGGCAGTTACGCCTTCGCGACGATGTCGGCCGACGAGCTGACCAACATTCGCGCACAGGCCCGTCAGGCCGCCGAAACGTTCTCGGACATGGATGTGTCCGACGTTTCGCAGGCCGACATCGACACGATCCGCGAGCTGAACAAGGTCGTTCGGGGCATCGACGAGGAGCGCGAGCGCCGGTCCGGCGCCGCCGCTGCTTTCGCGGCCCTGACCGAGTCGCTGGGTGACGACGACTCGGAGGACGAGCCGGTCGTCGAGACGCCCCCGGCACCCCCGGCCCCGCCCGCCCCGGCGCCCACTCCGGCGCCGTCCACTCCTGCGTCCAGCCCGGACGTGGCGGCCGTGGCCGCGCAGACCGCGTCGGGTGGCTCGCAGGCCATGGCGACCGTTCCGGACCGCACCATCGGCGCCCCCGCCGTGATCCTCGCCGCCGCCGGTAACGCGGACGCGCAGGTCGGTGAGGAGATGTCCTGGGAGCGCGTCGGCGCGATCGTCGAGAAGCGGATCATCCAGTACGGGGCGGCCGGTGGTGGCGGCGCGGCGCGGCGTGACGCGGTCGCGCAGTTCAAGATCGACTACCCGAAGGAGCTGACCGCTTCCGGTGGCCCGGGCGAGGACGCGACCGCGATCCTCGACTACGCGGCCAGCGAGAAGCGCCTCCCGGGTGGCTCCCTGCTCGCGTCGCTCGACATCAAGCGGCGGGCGGCGGCGGCCAGCGGTTCCGCTCCCATGTCGCTGACGGCGGCCGGTGCGGGCTGGTGTGCCCCGTCCGAGGTGCTGTACGACCTGTGCGAGCTGGAGTCGTCGGACGGCATGCTGGACATCCCGGAGATCAACGTCTCCCGGGGTGGCATCAAGTACACGACCGGGCCGGACTTCTCGTCCATCTACTCGGGTGCGGGCTACTTCCACTACACCGAGGCGCAGGTCATCACCGGTGTGACGAAGCCGGTCATGCAGGTGCCGTGCCCGTCGTTCACCGACACGCGGCTGGAGGCTGACGGTCTGGCGATCCAGGCGGACCTGCTCCAGCTGCGGGGTTACCCGGAGCTGATCGCCCGGTTCGTGCGGGGTGCGATGGTCGCGCACAACCACAAGATCAACATGTTCATGATCAACGCCCTGGTCACCGGCTCGACCGCGCTCTCCCTGCCGAGCAACGTCACCAGCCACACCCCGGGCACCGGCTCCACCTGGTACACCGACCACTCGGTCGTGTCCACCCTGCTCGAAGCCGCCGACATGGCGATCACGGACTACAAGTACCGGCAGCGCATGCAGCTGAACGCGACCCTGGAAGTCGTGTTCCCGTACTGGGTCCTCGCCTGGATCCGGTCCGACGTGCAGCGCCGCGCGTTCTACAACGGCGGCAACGCCGACGACCAGTTCGCGGTCACCATGAGCCGCATCAACGACTGGCTCGCCGCCCGTGGCGCCCGCGCCCAGTACGTGTACGACTGGCAGGACTCGTTCTACTGGGCGGCGTACCCGACCGGCGCCCCGTCGGTGTGGCAGCGCTTCGGTGCCGACCCGACCTCGACCGACTTCGTGCAGGACTTCCCGCACAGCCTCCAGTTCCTGGTCTACGCGGCCGGTACCTGGGTGCGCGGCAACGCCGACATCATCACCCTGGACACCGTCTACGACAGCACCCTGCTGGCGCAGAACAAGACCACCCAGCTGTTCACCGAGCAGGGCATCCTCGCCGCGAAGACCTGCTTCGACAGCCGGGTCTACACCATCGGCACCGTCCCGGGTGGCCTGATCCCGACCGGCGCGGCGAACTACGCGCCGAACGCGCAGGCCGTCATCACCACGCAGGGCGTCTTCCCGTCCAACCCGTGATCCTGACCCGCCCGGCCGTCGGCGCCCCGACGGCCGGGCGGTTTCTCACGATGGAAGGGAGGGCGCTTACATGGCGACCCTGACGCCAATGGCCGGGCCGGTCATCGTCGACCAGCCCGCCGTCGGGAACATCCGGTACGGCCTGTTCACGGCCGCGAACGGCCCCTTCGATCTGCCGGACCACGGTGCGATCGGCGGGGTGACCTACCCGCAGGAACACTGCGCGCAGGGGCACCTGCTGGCCGCCGCCTCGTGCACCACGCCGACAATCCCGGCATCGTCGGCCCTTGACCCGTGCGACATCTACGCGATCGGCCTGCCGTTCGAGGTCGTCGCGGGCATCAAGGCCGGTGCGTTCCCGTACGACGCCACCGAGGTTGAGCGGCGCGCCCGGGTCCGGCTGGGGGACAACGCGCAGTACGTCGCCGAGCAGGCGTTCTGGGGCGGCAACGCCGACGTGCAGGCCGCCCTGCTCCGCCCGGAGTTCAACGGCGGCACCGGCATCCTGGACGTCACGCCGACGCCCGGAACGCCGGTCACCCTGGAGTACGGGCTCGGCCTGCTGGAGAACGCTCTCGCCCAGTACTCGTACCCGGGCGTCATCCACTGCCAGCCGATCGTCACGCCGTACCTGGCGGAGCGGTCCCTCATGCCGAAGCCGGTCCGGGCCACGACCGGGCAGCCGGGCAGGCTGTACACCCCGATGGGGTCGGTCTGGTCGTTCGGCCGGGGCTACTCCGGGAACAAGCCGAACAACGACGCGTCCGCTCCGGCGGCCGGAACCGCCTACCTCGTCGGCACTGGCGCCGTCACGATCTGGCGCGACTCCGAGATCTACGTGAACCCGCCGGAGCGTTCGTTTGACCGGTCCGGGAACGCGTGGCAGACCACTGCACAGCAGGCGTACGCCACGACGATCGACTGCGTGGCGTTCTTCGTTCTCGTGGGCCTCGACGCAATGACCGTCTCCACCGGCGCCGCCGTCACCGCACGGCTGTACTGAGGCGCTGATGGGGTACATCAAGAGGAACTACAAGCCGAGGGGCTGTCATGGCTGTTGAGCAGGGTTACAAGATCGCCGTCGTCATCGTCGACCAGCACGAGCCGGAGGGTGCGACCGCCGGGCGCCTGCTGGAGATCGCCGACGAGAAGGGCTACAGCTTCCGGGTCGTGGAGGCGCAGCGCGGAGAGCACGATGCCGCCCTGTCGTTCCGTGTCCCGCAGGACGTGGCCGACGAGTTCAACGCGGATCGCTCCGACCGGTGGCCGGACGACAGCGCGAAGCGGGCCGAGCTGGGTACCGTCCCCGACGAGGCCAAGATCGAAAACGAGACGGAGAAGGCTCCGGCCAGCTCCGACACCACGCCGGGACGCAAGGAGCGGACCGGCAAGGAACCGAAGGAGTAACCCATGGTTGCCGTGTGTCAGGCCCCGATCCAGGGCACGACCATGCGGGTCCAGGCGGTCAACTCGTGTGGCACCCCTTCCGTGGGATCCTGCGTGTCGGCCGTCTCGTCCGGCTTTGTATCCGTCGAGATGCAGGATCAGGTGGAGTCCGGGACGGAGATCATCGTCCAGAACGCCGCCGGTCTGATGTGCGTCAACGAGAAGTCCCCGAAGCAGCTGAAGTGGATCGATGTCACGATCACCTTCTGCAACGTCGACCCGGAGCTGTTCAACCTGGTCACCGGCTCGACGCTGGTCCTCAACGACGCGGCCTCTCCGGCCGCCGTCGGTTTCCAGACGCGGACCAGCAACTACGCGGCGGGGGCGTTCGGGCTGGAAGTGTGGACGAACCTTTCCGGTTCGACGTGCACGACCGTCGGTACGTTCTCGCTGACCCCGTACGGGTACTTCCTGCTGCCGAACGTGGTGGAGGGGACCGTCGGAGATCTCAAGATCGAAAACGGTGCGGTCAGCTTCACGGTGATGGGCCGTACCAAGCAGGGCACCGGCTGGGGCACCGGCCCGAAGAACGTCCTGGCGAACATGACGACCGGTGTCGCGCAGAAGTTGCTCGTCGCACTTCCGAGCGACACCCACCGGCACCTGCAGTGGACGTATTTGGCACCGCCCGCCGCCTCGTGCGGCTGCGCGTCCTAATCTGATCCCGGCCCCCAACCGGTCAACTGGCTACCCGCGAGGGGGCAGTGAGGCGGGGGCCGGGATCTTGCATCACCAGGGGGAGACGAGATGGTCAACGCGACGCCGGACGGCTGGACCGTCACCGACCCGCCGTGCTCCACCGTGTGGTCCGGGCTCACATCCGACCAGAAGGCGCTCGCGCTGCGCTTGGCCGCGTTCACCGTGTACGCGCTCACCGGCCGCCAGTTCGGCACCCGGGCCATGACGTTCCGGCCGTGCAACGCCGCGCAGCTCCCGCCGCTCTACCAGACCTACCCGGTCAACATCCTGAACCCGTGGGGTGTCGACGACTCCGGCAGCTACCCGGCCGCCTACATCTGGCAGGGCGTCTGGCACAACGCCGGATGCCGGGGCATCCAGTGCTGCGGTGCCGCGTGCGAACTCCAGCTGCCACTGACCGTGTCGATCACCTCAGCGATCGTCGACGGGGCGACCGTCGACCCGTCGGCGTACCGCATCGACAACGGCCGGATCCTCGTCCGGACCGACGGAGCGTGCTGGCCGCAGTGCCAGGACATGGGCAAGAACCCCGGCGCCACGAACACGTTCACCGTCACCGGGGTGTTCGGCCGGGCCGTGCCCGCCGAGGCCCTCGACGCGGTCGGGATCCTGGCGTGCGAGATCGGTAAGTCGCTCGCCGGTCAGCCGTGCCGCCTCCCGCAGCGCATGCAGTCCCTGACCCGGCAGGGCGTCAGCGTGCAGTTCCCGTCCGTCGACAACTACCTCGACCGGGGCTTGACCGGCCTCAACGAAGTCGATCAGCTGGTGGTGCAGTTCAACCCGAACCGGTTGACGCAGGCCCCGAAGATCCTGTCCCCGGACATCTCCCCGCTCTCCGTCACGACCTGGCCTGTGTGAGGTAGCAAATGGCTGACAACCTGACCGATGCGGCAGAAGCCCGCGTCGTCAACTGGCTCACCGGCAACACGACCGTCGCGCCGACGCTGCCGCTGATGGTGCGGCTCATGTCCGCGAACGGATCCGACAGCACTCCCGGCACCGAGGTCGCCAACGGTGGCGGATCGGCGTACACGCCACAGTCGGCCGCGTTCTCGGCCGCGTCGGCGGGCGTGCCTGCCAGCAACCTCGCCGACATCGTCTTCACGAACATGCCCGCCGTCGGCGGGTCCGGTGTCGTCGGCGTGGAGATCTGGGACTCGGCCGGGACCCCGTTCCGCTGGTGGTGGGGCGCGGCCACCGCCGCGAAGACGACCAACCTGGGTGACCCGCTGCGGATCCTGGCCGGGACGCTCATCCTCGCGGAGCAGTGAGAGACCGCTCGTGAGCGTGTCCCTGTTCACGTCGCAGACACCGACGCTCCCGAACGTCTCCGAAGGCGTTCCGGTCACCGTCGGCACCACGCTGACCTTCAGCGTGGCCGGGTCCGTTTCCGGTGCCCGTGTCTACGCGCCCGCGACCATCGGCGCGGGAACGTTCGAGGCGGCGTTCTGGCAGGTCACCGCCGGAGATCCGGGCGGCGCGGGCACGCTGCTGGCGACCGCCACGTTCGGGGCCCTCACCCCCGGCGCGTGGAACAACGTCACGTTCTCGTCCCCGGTGGTCATCGATACGACCAAGGCGTACGTGATCGGTCTGCGGACCAGCGAGGGCCGGTACGCGGCCACCGGCGGCCTGTTCACGTCGGCACTGGTCAACGCGCCCATCACCGGCGTCAAGGACGCGTCGGCTGCGGGCGGCTTCGCGAACCTGGTCAACGGCCGGTTCACGTCCGGCCTGGTCAACTACCCGCCGAACACGTTCGGGTCCAACGGCTACTTCATCGACGTGCTGTTCGACCCGTCCGGGACCGACGTGATCCTGGCCGCCTCGTTCAGCGCGAACGGCACCATGACGGCGGCCCTGGCCCCGCAGCCGCGCCTCGCGGCGTCCCTGGTGGGCACCGGCACACTGTCGGCCGCCTTGTCTACCTCGACCACCCTGGCGACGTCCCTGTCGGCCAGCGGCAACCTGAGCGTGTCGTTCAACGTGCCGACCGGGCCGCCCGACCTGATCGCCACGCCGGTCGCGGAGCAGCTGCTCGCCTGCTTCACGGAGAAGCTCAACGAGTTGCCGTCACCGCCGAAGTACATCCAGATGCGGGCCGGGGCGGCCACGGGCCCGCTGTTCGGCCCGAACGTGGACGAGTGCTGCTCGGGGCTCGCCTGGATCCGGGTGGCGTCCGTGTATCCGTCATGGGACAGCTTTCCGGCCGCCGACAACACGTGGACGCCGTGCGGCCCGCTCGCCTATGCGGTGCAGCTGGAGATGGGCATGGCGTTCTGCATGCCGTGGTCCGACTCTGATGGCGTGCTCGACGACGTCGATCCGCCGAACACGCAGGATTGGGCGTCGGCGTTCTCGACGCAGATGCAGCACCAGAACCTGATGCGGCAGACGGCGGCGTGCTGCTTCCTTCCGACGCAGCGCCGTGCGGTGGGGGAGTGGGCGCCGCTTCCGGTGGAGGGTGGCTGTACCGGCGGTACGCTGACCGTGACGGTTTCTGTGATGAACCCCTGCTCGGACTGCTGATGGAGGACCCGGTGGCCAAGATCGAAAACGAAGCACAGAAGGCGCCCGCCAGGGAGAACCGGTACGAGGTGCTGGTCAGCTTCGACGGACTCGACAAGGGCGACTTCTTCTCGGCCGCCGACGACGACTGGGCGCAGAAGCACGTCGCGACCGGCTACTTGCGCGTGCTCCAGGACGAGGAGCCGGGCCGGGAGATCCCTGATGGCGAGCAGGGTCACATCAGTCCGCGTTGACCTCTACCGGGCCGAGATCATCGAGATCCTCCAGGGTCTCGTCGGCAAGGAGGTCATGCGGACCACGCTGAAGGTCTTGAACCGTGCCCGGGTGTTGACGCCCGTCCGTACCGGCAATCTGCGGGCGTCGCATCAGTTCAAGATCCGGACCTTTAAGAGCAAGGTCGTCGGCGAGGTATTCACCAAGGTTAAATATGCGCCGCCCCTGCATGAGGGGGTGGCCGCCCGGACGATCTACCCGAACAAGAAGAAGGCCCTCAGGTTCACGTGGCACGGCGTGCAGTACGTGCGTAAGTCGGTGTCGCAGCCAGCCCGCCCGGGGAAGCCGTGGCTGCGAGATGCCTTGCGCGAGGTCGCCGCCGCTGAGGGGTACACAATGCAGGTGACGACGGCTGCTGCTCCCGACGAGTAGCAGCCTGGAGGAGGAGAAATGAAGAAGCTCAGGGTTACGTGGTACGACGCGCCGTGGGACACAAGCTTCAGTGGCGAGCAGCCGGTTAAGACGGCCGATGTTCCGGTAGACACGCGGATCCGCCCCCTCGGTGACGAGACCTTGGTCTTCATCCTGGGATCCGGCGACCGCGTACAGCTGGCCATCCCGGCGAGTCGGCTGATCTCGGTCGTTCTGACCGACGTGGAGGCCGGGTCGTGAGCGAACTGACGGTGCTGGTGCCGCTCGGTGGCCGCCAGATCGAGATGCGCAAGCCGACCGAGGGCGCACTGGTCGTCCTGTCCCGTGTCGTCCGCAGCCTGCCCAAGATCGAAAACGTTGCGGAGTCGGACATCACGCAGGAGATGCGTGAGGAGATGACCGCCAAGCTCGTCCGGAACATGGGCACGATCGGCTCGATCGTCGACGCCATGATCGTCAAAGACGACGACAAGGAATGGCTCGAAGAGGCCATGATCGACGGGTCCGTGCCGATCGAGGACGTGTTCGATTCGATCCGGATCGCGGGCGAAAGGTTCAACGGCTCGGGCGCCCCGGCGGGACCGAAGAAGGCGGCGACCGTCCGGCGGCGCAAGTGAGCGAAGGAATCACTCACGTTGCCGGGGTCCACATGCAGGTCGGCGCTGTCATCAGGCAGCGCTGTGCCTGGTGCGGCGGAATCCTGCTCGACTACGACACCAGCCACGTGATGGTTCCGGAGGGGCAGGAAGGCCCGACCGTGGCGGTGTGGGAGGTAGGCGACTTCGTGCTGACCCATGAAGGCATGGCCACCCTCGTCGTATCCGTCGATGAGCAGGCGCTGCCGGACAACGCCTGCGCACGCCTCGATCCGAAGATCACGGTCTGATGTCCGCTGATGCGCTCGCCGCGCTGAGGATCTGGGCCCTCGACGTCGACCTGGCCGGGGAGACCTTCGTCGTCCCGCCGCTGCCCGCCGTCGACTGGTTCCTGGCCATCCTCAGCGATGATGTTCCGCTGCCCATCGTTCCCGGCCTGATGGACAGCGATGCGGAGGAGCGCATCACGGACATGCTTCTGGACGGGACGCTGGACGTCGACGAGGTCGTCACCCGAAGCCGAGAGGCCCTGTCGGCCGCCGCCGGGCGGCCATGGTGGGAGGCGGACCGCCTCATCCGGTCGTCCGCCGCGTCGTGGCAGGTCATCGGTGGTGAACTGACCCGGGTCGGCGTCGACCTGCGCGACGTCAGCCTGGCCGCCGCCCTCAACGCCATCTACGTCATCTGCGTGCGGACGATGGACGAGAAGGAGCGCAACAAGTTCGACATCGACCTTCGGCTCCCGCCGATCGGTGTTGAGGGCGTGAAGACCGAGGAGATGTACGACGAGGTGGCGGCCACCGCCGCGTTCACCGCGCTGATGGGGCAGGCCGTGCCGCCCGCCCCCGTAGGATCCTGACCATGGCGGGAACTCTCGGCAAGGCGATGGTGCAGGTTGTAGCGGACCTGTCGAAGTTCACGCCGGGCATGAAGCAGAAGATCAAGGCCGCCCTCGATGGGCAGACCAAGAATCTGACGCTGACCGAACTCGACAAGTCGATGGAGAAGGCTGGCGAGTCGGCGGCCGACAAGCTTGCGGAGGGCGTGGACCGCAAGAACGAAACGAACATGAAGAAGTCGGGGAAGAAGGGCGGCGACGCGTTCGCGAAGGGCATGGCGGCCGTCGTCGGCGGCCTGTCGGCGATGCTGATGCCCGCCCTCATCACCTTCGGCATCTCGGCGGCCGGGGCACTCGCCCCCGCGATCCTGGCCCTGTCCGCGACCATCCCTGCTGCGATCTTCACCCTGGTCGGCACCTTCGCCACGCTGACCATCGCGACGAAGGGTGTCGGGGACGCCCTGAAGTACGCCTTCGACCCGACGAAGGCGAAGCAGTTCCAGGAGGCGATGAAGAAGCTCTCCCCGGCCGCGCAGTCGTTCGTGCGCGAGATCCAGGCATTGCGTCCCGCCTTCCACGATCTTCAGCAGGACGTGCAGCAGACCTTCTTCGTCCAGCTTCAAGGCAGCCTGACCCGAGTGTCCCGGCAACTGCTGCCGACGCTGCGGTCCGGTCTGCGAACGCTGTCCAGCGACCTGGGCAAGATGGGCAAGAGTCTGCTCACGGCGTTCGGGAACGGCAAGGAAGACCTCGCGTCGATCTTCGTCTCAGCGCACAACGCGCTGAAGCCCTTCATCCCGGCCATCGGGCAGCTGGCCAGCATCTTCCTGACGCTGGGCGCGACCGCCGGGCCGCTGTTCGCGCACCTGTCCGCAGCCTTCGCCGACATGATCGGCCAGTTCTCCCTGTTCATCGAACAGGCCGCTCAGTCCGGGGCGCTCACCAACTTCTTCGACGAGATGCTCGTCGTGCTGCAGCAGGTCGGCCGGATCCTCGGCGGCATCATCAGCATCTTCCTGGACATCGTCAGCGCGGCTACGTCGATGGGCGGGGAGACCCTCGGGGTGCTCGGCACCCTGGTGACGATGATCGACGACTTCCTGAAGTCGGCGGACGGGCAGGACACGCTGGTGTCCCTGTTCACCCTGATGAACGTGGCCCTGGCGGCGATGCTGGCCATCGTCACGCCGCTGCTGCCCGCCATCGCCACGCTGACGCAGACGTTCGCGGGTGGCCTGACCGATGCCCTGAAGGCGGCCACCCCGTACTTGCAGGACGCGGCCGAGTGGCTGGGTAAGCACCCGGACCTGCTGGCGGCGGCCGTGGTCGCATGGATGGCTTACAAGAGTGCCTTGCAGGTCGTGGCCATCTATGAGGCGATCGTTGCGGGCCTCAACCCGATCACGTGGATCGTCTTGGCGGTCGCCGCGATCGCGGCCGGGGCGTACCTGATCTACAAGAACTGGTCGGTGGTGTCCGACGCGCTGAAGTCCGCCGGGGGTGCCATCAAGGACTTCTTCGTCGGGATCTGGCATTGGATCTCCGACGTGGGCAAGTCGATCGGGAACTGGTTCACCGTCACCCTGCCGGGGTTCTTCGCGGCGATCCCGGGCGCCATCTGGTCCGCCCTGTCCGCGCTCCCGGGGATGCTGTGGAATCTGTTCACGGACGCGCTCGTCGCGGCCGGGCAGGCCATCGGCTTCGGGGTCGGTCTGATCCTGGCCGCGATCATCCTGTTGCCCGGCAAGATCTGGGACGCCATCAAGGCCATCGGCGGCTTCTTCGTCACCCTGTGGAACATGGCGTTCGCGGCCGGGCAGGCTGTCCTCGATGCGGCTGTCACGGCTGTGATCTGGACGTTCGTGAAGCTCCCCATCAAGATCGCTGACTTCATGAACCGCCTCCCCAACATCATCGGCGGCGCGTTCCGTACCGCATGGGACTGGGCGAAGCGCGAGGTGCGCCAGGGTGCTGACGCGATCGTCAGTTTCGTCTCGGCCCTGCCCCGGCGGATCTCCGGCTTCATGCGCAACGTCGGCCACGACATCCTGTCCGGTCTGAAGTCCGGCATCAACTCGGTCATCGCCGGGTTCAACTCCGGCATCAACCGGGTTGGCGCGGCCGTGCACATCGGCCTGCCCAACATCCCCCTGTTGGCATCCGGTGGCCTGATCACCTCCCCGACCCTCGCCGTCGTCGGTGAAGCGGGCAAGGAGGCGGTCATCCCGATGTCGAACCCGGCGACCGCCGCCCGGGTCGCGCAGAAGACCGGCCTGCTCGACATGCTCGGCTCTCGCGCCGGTCACTCCGAGATGCCGAACGTCAAGGTCTACCTGGGAACTCGGGAGATCACCGATATCCTCGACGTGCGGATCGACAAGAAGCTTGACGGTCAGGCAAACGAGCTGGCTTACGGGACGAGGTGACGGGTGTCGACGATCACGGCGACCGCCGACAACGCGAAATCGCACGTCCGGCTCGATCTGGATTTCACGGACATCGACGCCCCGTACGTGTACGTGACCCGCGTCGACGCGGTGACTGGTGCGGCCACGGCCGTGCGCGGCCACGGGTCGTCGACCACGATCTCCGGCCTGCCGTACGCGCCGATGCAGGCCGGGTACAAGGCCGTCCTGTACGACACGGAAGCCCCCCTTGACCAGGCGTTCTACTACCAGGCGGTCGCCCCGTCGGTAACGCTGAACGCCACCTCCTCGTTCTCCGGCGGGTACGCCGACCCGTGGTATGCGACGTCGTCGGCGGTGCTGACGCAGGTTCGGTCGTCGCGGGCGGGGGTGTGGTCGCTCGCCGTCATCGCTGACGGCGCGGCGACGCCTACCGTCCGGGCCGAGAGCATTCCGGCCACGCCCGGCCCGTCGCTCACGTTCACCGTCAGCATGGGCTGTTCCGTGTCGACCGGTGTCACGTTCGGCATGATCTTCCGGGATGCGGCCGGGGCCGTCTTGTCGACCCTGTCGACGAGCGTCACCGTGCTGGCGCAGGCCACCTACTCGACGACGCAGGTCGCCCCGGCCAACACGGCGTTCGCGCAGCCGTTCATTCAGATGAACGGCACTCCGGCGGCCGGGGTCGTCCTGTCCGTGTTCTCGGCGGCGGTCACGAACGTGGCCGGTTCGGCGCAGTCGGCCGGGGCGACCGTGCAGTCCCTCGGCGCGTCCTGGCTGAAGGACCCGTTGCGGCCCGGCAACAACGTGAAGGTGGATTTCAACTTCGACCCGAACCCGCTGTGTACGCCGACCGAGGGCGTGTTCTTCCAGAGCATGGATCAGGAGCAGCGGGCCGCGAACGGGTCCACGTTCAACATCGCGAACCAGTCGCAGCTGATCACGGTGGCCAAGGTGCGCAGCTCCGTCACGTCGACGCTGACGCTGGTGTCGCGGACCTTGGCCGACAGGGACCGGCTGAACGTGGCGTTGCACCTGGGGTCGCCGCTGCTGTTCCAGGTCCCCGCCGAGTTCGGGGTGCCGCCCCGCTACCTGTCGATCGGTACGACCAACGTGGCCCGGGTCCTGCCGGATCACCGGTTCCCGATCCGGGTGTTCTCGCTGCCGTTCGCGTCCGTCGCGTCGCCGGGCGGCCCGATGCAGGGCACGGTGGGTGCCCGCTGGCAGGACGTGTGCAAGACGTGGGCGGCCGTCAATACGGCCGGGCTCACCTGGATTCAGGTCCTCGACGGGGCGGCTGCCTGATGGTGTGGGCCGGTGGTCTGGACGCGCAGTACCGGGACGCCTTGTCCCGGTCGCACATCGTCTACACGCGCACGGATGTCCTCGACCGGCAGGGCAACGTTCTGCAGGCGGGCCTGCCGTTCATCGACGGCAACGTCAGGGCGACCCTCAGCAGCCGCGTGGCGCGTGTTCTGTCCCTGTCGGTGGACCGGTCCTGGTTTCCGCTCACCGCGTCCGGAGCGATCGATACAGGCGGCCTGTTGACGCCGTTCGGGAACCGTCTCCGCTCGTACCGGGGCATCATCTACGGCGACGGGTCGATCGTCAGTTTCCCCGTCTTCTACGGTCGCATCGAGACCGTCTCCATGGGCCGTAACGGGCAGGTGTCCGTCGCCGCGAACGACCTCTCCGCCGACGTCGTCGACGCGCTGTTCGAAACGCCGGAGCAGTCGAACCCGGCCAACTCGATCAGCACCGAGTTCCGGCGGCTGGTGCGTGGCGCCCTCGACGACGCGACGTTCGGCACGTCCGACCTGACCGGCCTGAAGATCGCCCCGGTGGTGTGGCAGTCGGACCGGGCCGGGGCTCTGGACGACATGTCCGCGACCGCCGCCATGACCTGGTATCCGCTCGCTGACGGCTCGTTCGTGCAGCGCCTGACCCCGTGGACGAAGCCCGGACAGACCGCGTCGATCACTCTCGTCGACGGCTTGAACGCCGCCCCGGGGGTGCAGGGAACGATCGCGGACTGGACGATCACGGTGTCGCGGACCAACGTCTACAACTCGGTCGTCTTCACCGCCGAGCGTCAGGACGGCACGCCGCCGGTCTATGCGACGGTCCGGGACGTCGACCCGAACTCGCCGACGTACTTCCTGGGCAACTTCGGCCGCAAGCCGCTGCTGGTCCAGAACCAGATCGCCATGTCGCAGTCGCAGTGCCTCGCCGCCGCTCAGAGCCTGCTGAGGCAGTCGAAGGCCATCACGCAGGTGTGGGACCCGCTGACGATCGTTCCGGACGCCTCGCTGGAGCTGGGGGACCTGGTGACGGTGCGGGCCGACGGGGCCGCCGACACGCAGGTGATCACGGGGTTCACCCTGCCGCTGCGGGAGGACGGGGACATGACCTTGAACCTGCGTGCCTACGCGCCGGTGACGGCGTGAGTAACAAGCTGGCGGCGCAGACGCAGAAGACGGCCGGGATCCCGAACGGGATGCGCACGGCCACGATCGTCGCGGTGTCCGGGAGTGTCATCACGATCCTGGTGTCCGGCGGCCGGATCTCCTCCGGCGTCGGCTGCATCAGCACGTATTCCCCGTACGTCGGTGACGTGGTCGCCGTGTTCCGGCAGGACTCGTCGTGGCTGATCCTCGGCGCCATCGGTACAAGCCTCGGCCCGCAGCCGAAGGCGGTCATCACCGGAATCACGCCGTTCTCTGTCTCCGCAGCGAACAACCTCATCATCGCGACGGTGTCGCTGGGCGCCACATTCTCGGCCATTCCGATCGTGACGACCAACCTGAACGCGTCGACGGCCGTCAAGTGGAGCTGTCGCGCCTACAACACGACGCTCAGCACCTTCAATATCTGGCTCTACTCGGGCGACGGAACGTCGGCCACGTTCACTGGAAACATCGAGTGGGTGGCGACACCCCGGTAGCAGAGGAGAACGCATGAAGATCCGCATGGATTTTGAGGATGGGATCGGGCCCGGCGTCGGAATGGTCATCGAGGCCGGGTTCACCAACACCAACCCGTCCGATGCCGACATCATCGAGCTGGCGCAGCTGATCGAGGGCAGCGACGTCTTGCTGAATCACTCCGCTCAGTGGGGCGGAACGCCGTCTCTGACCTCGGTGGGAATCGACGAGACTCGGCCCGTCTACCCGTAAGAAGCGATTCGACCTGACCGGAGGGAGGCGAAATGATCACCGGCTACAACGACAACTTCAACCGGACTGTGGCCAGCGGATTCGGCACGGCCACCTCCGGCCAGGTGTACAGCCTGCAGGGCACCGCGTCGCAGTACAGCGTCACCCCGGGCACGGCCAACATCCTGCCGACGGCGACGGCCGAGCGGTACGGATGGGTCGACCGGCAGACGACCGACATCGACATCACCGGCCAGGTGTCGCTGACGGGCATCCCGGCGTCGAACCTGATGACGGTCGGGTTCATCTTCAAGCGGGCCGACGTCAACAACTACTACAACGCGACGATGTTGGTGGCCACGGGCGGGGCGATCTCGCTGCGCTTCTCGAAGGGTGTCGGCGGCGGCCTTTCGACGGTGGCGACCGTGGCGACCGGTCTCACGTACGTGGCAAACGTCGTCTACAACCTGCGGGTGGTGTCGTTCTGGTCGAACGCGCTGCAGGCCCATGTGCTGCGCAGCAAGTTGTGGGTGGTGGGCGGCACGGAGCCGGGTGGCTGGATGGCCACGGCGACCGATGCGACGTTGACGCAGTACGTGGCGGGGAACCAGGCGGGGCCGTTCGCCCGGGACGAGCAGGCGAGTCCGGGAACGATCACCGCCAAGATCCAAAACGTTGTGGCGAAGACGTACGGCCTGGCGATTCCCGCCGGGACGGATCCGATGTGCGCCGACCCGTCCGTCGCATACCCGCAGCAGACCGTCATCCAGTCCCTGGCCGTCGGTGCCGACGCGGCCATGACCACCCTCGATCCGCGCATCTCCCTCGCCGGGCTGTTTCCGCGCGTGCGGGTCAGCGCCTCCAACTTCACGGTCAGCCCCACGACGGGCTCGTACAACCCCGTCTACAACACGACTGAATTCAACATCGGCACGTCCACCAATCTCGGCTACGTCCCGACGTCGCTGCTGCTGCCGACCGGGATCTGGATGGTGCAGTTCGAATTCGAGATGCAGGGTGTCCTCAGCCTGACTGACGGGCAGCTGCAGATCACGGGCGGCCCGGGATTCGGCGGCGGCCCGCGCATCAACATGAGGATCAACGCGACGAACGCCAACGACAACGGCCGGGGCGGATCCGGGCGCGTCTCGTACCTCTGCTATTCGACGGACCCGGCATCGACCGTGACGGTCACGTCGAACGTCGTATTCAGCAACACCCTGGCCACCTACACGGTCAAATACGCGGCCCTGTCCGCCTTCAAGATTTCGGACTACTTCGCATGACGGGGACGACCACCACTCAGGGATATCCGTACCCACTCACATCCGACTTCCTGGACGTGCAGGACACGTTCCGCCTGGCCACGGCGATCGACACGGATCTGCGCGCCGGGCAGGCCCCGCTGCGCGCCTTCCTGGGCAGGCCGAGCTTCATCGGGCGGTCGACGTCGGCGGGCAGCAACGTCACCAACGGCACCGCGTACCTGACGAACGACGCCGTGGAGTGGGACAACACCGGCGGGCTGACGGCCGGGGCGATCTCCTGGATCCAGCCGAACGCGCAGGGACCCTCCTGGTGGCTGTTCGGCGCCGACCTCCTCGTCGCCGAAGCGGCCACCCCCACCGTCAACGACATGATCATCGCGGAGCTGACGACCTCGTCGGCCGACCCGGTGACCGGCGTCTACACCGACACCGTCTTCTGGCAGCGCAACGACGACAGCAACACCAGCGGCGAAGCCCTCAACGTGTACGCGATGGCCTCCGTCTACCGTTCCAGCGTGAACGTTTCGATGAGGGTCGCCGGGGCCACCGCGAAAAACATCGCGTCCGGCTCCCGCCTGTGGGGCATGTATCTCGGGCCGGTGATCTGATGGGGATGCGACTGACCCCCTTCCAGCGGATCCGCTACCCGTGGGCGTCCGACGTCGTGAACCCGGCCGACGTGCAGTCGATGGGGTCCGACATCGACCAGGCGTTCGTACAGACCGCGAACCTGGCCGCCGACTTCTCGCGCTTCTCGTCGGTGATCGCCCGCCGCGCGGCCGTGCAGAGCGTCACCAAGGCGACACTGACCACCATCACGTTCGACACGATCTTCACGGACAACGGCCCGAACAGCCCGCTGTCCAACGGGGCATGGTGGAACGCGTCAGCGCCGACACGTCTGACCGCCCCGGTTGCGTGTGTGGTGCTGGCCAACGGGGTAGGCAGTATCAACGCCACCTCGCCGTTCAGCACCCCGGCGACGTTGCAGGTGACGGTCGCACTCAACGGGGCGTCAGCGGCGCCGGGCGTGCAGTCGTCGAAGTATCAGCCGCTGCCCGCGCAGCAGGGCCAGGTATGGAATCAGGTCTTGTCGATGTGGCGCCTCAGCGCGGGTGATTTCCTGGAGCTTAAGGAGTTGTGGACGGGCTCTCCGGCTGGCCCGTTCAACACGAACACGGTGATCCCGCCGTCGATCTCATTGATGATGGTCGCGCTTCCGTCTGTTCCCTGATCACTTAGATGCTTATGAAAGGATGCTGCCAGTAAGGGGTTAAAAGAACGGGGCGAAATGATACAAGTCAACGCAGACAATCTGCCTTGGGTTCTGATCGGCCTGCTGCTTGCAGCTGTCCTCGCGGTTTTCTACAACGTGCTGCGAGGCAACCTCGTGCCGCGCACGGTTGCGGATCAATTGCGAGAAAGCGAAGAAAAGCGTGCCGAGGTATCCGAAGCGGGCACCGAAGCCAATACTAGGTCCCTCGAAGCGATGGTGGACATGCTAGGGAAGCTGATGGTGCTGGCGGAGAATCAGGAACGGGTGCTTCAGGCGCTGCGGGACAGCGCGTCGCGGGCCCGGAATCGGGGCGGGTCATGACGTGGTGGCGGCCATGGCGTCGCGCAGTTGAACGTTCAAGTGATGCGGTGACGGCGGCCGAAGCCATCCGCGACCGCGCGCAGGAACAGAACCGCAGGGTGGAGGCGTTGACCCCTCGCGTAGATGCAGCGGCCGAAAGGCTCCAGAAGCTGCGGAGTGAGAACCACTTCGGCCCGATGATCGACAGCATTCTGCGAGGAAACAAATGACGCCACAGGAAGTCGGCACGTTCGGCCTCTACCTCTCCGCCGTGATCGCCACGATCGGATTCCTGGGCTTCGCCCTGATGGCCCGCTTCTGGGCGTCCCGGGGCGGCTGGCACGTCTTCTGGTACATGCTCGTCATCGCATGGGTGCTGGACATGTGGTCGGTCGCGCACCTGTTCGACCCGCCGTGGTTCGTGTGGACTCGGACGCTGACGTTCGCGGTCGGCTTCCCGATCGTCTTGGCGTGGCGCAGCTGGCTCGTTTTCGATCTTCAGCTGAAGGGCCGCCGGGATCAGAACGCCGCCGAGCGTATGGTTGCAGCAGACAGGGAGGAGAACGCCACGTGAGTGACTGGATCCTGGTTCCATGCCTGGTGGGACTGCGTACCGAGTTCAACATCGTTGCGCCTGGCCGCCGCAAGGGCGCGGACGGCGCGATCGGTGACGGCGCACACACGTCCTCGTCGGACCACACGCCCGACGAGGACTCGAACGTCCTTCGCGGACGCGACGCCGACAGCAAGAACGAGGTCCACGCCCTCGACATCGACAGCGCGGGCCCGTGGCCCGGCGGCCCGGCATGGTTCGACGCCGCGATCAAGGGGATCGTGGCCCGGCACAAGGACGGCCGGGACGACCGGCTCCAGTACGTCATCTGGAACCGGAAGATCGCCAACCGCGACATCGACAACTGGCGGTGGCGGACCTACACCGGAACTGCCGACCCGCACACCAACCACGCCCACTTCAGCGCCCGGTACACGACGGCACAGGAGTCCGACACCAGCCCGTGGGGGCTGCTGGGAGGAGACGACGACATGGCACTCGATTCCGACATGATCACGCTCACGGCCGACACGGCCAAGGAGATCGGCAGGAAGGCGGGCGACAAGCTGGCCGCCGCCACCCTGCTCCAGCTCGCGGTCATCTTCGCAGCCCGGGGCGACGACAAGGCGTCGGCCGCGAACGATCGGTACGTGACGGTCGACGCGCGGCTGTCCGTCATCGAGAAGTGGGTCAACTCGCTGTCCGACCCGAACACTCCGGCCGCGCAGGTCGCAGCCGCGCTGCGGGCCGCCCTCGGTGACCGCGCCAAGGCCGTCGGCCAGATCCTCGCGGGGAGCTGACATGCCCTTCTTCAAGCGGTATCCGCTGGCCAGCATCATCACCTGGGGCACGACGGTCCTGGCCGTGCTCGTCTACCTGAACACGAGCGGCACCCTGACCGGCCGGGCCGCGCAGTACGTGAACGTGGCGGCGGCCCTGCTGCAGGTGCTGCTGACGGCGATCGCGAAGACGCAGGTGACGCCGGTCGCGAACCCGAAGGACAACGAGGGGCGCCCCCTGGTGCCGCTCACCCCGTCAAGGTACTGACGGATCAGGGCTGCCGGTTCGCCCACGGAGCGGCGACCGGCAGCCCCCACGTGAACGCGAAGTGCAGGCCGAAGAACCCGAGGCCGAACAGAAGCATGTTGATGCCGCCGAGGTGCACGCCGAAGGCGGCCAGGAACCAGATGATCGCTGCGATCAGGGCAAACATGGCATCCTGATACCCGCTGCTGCTGCTACCTGAAACGGGGTCCTGATGGCCGGACGCACCTTGATCGCTTCGACGGTTGTCGGCCGGACGGCGCTGGTGCCGTTCCCGACGCCGACGACGGCCGGGGATGTGACGAACGGGAACGCGGTCACGAACGACGGCTTCACGTTCCTCGCGGTCGTTTCCGGCGATGCGGCTACCCATCAGTTGACGGTTCAAGTCGAAAGGGGCGTGGACGGCCTGACGGCTGGTCCACGCCCCTTCACGGTTCCGGTGGCGGCGTCCGGTGTGCAGATCGTCGGCCCGTTCCCGATCCACTTCTACGGTCCTCAGCTGCTGCTGAATGCCGACTCAGCTCAGGTCAAGATCGCGGCCTACTCGCTGCTCGGGCCTTAAGCCTCCTCGTTTTCGATCTTGTACTTCAGCTCGAACCAGGGGTCTGCGTTGGCCACGTCATCCCACTGGTATCCGGCATCCTCGGTGAGAACCCACCATCCCCGGCCGTTGATGGTGTAGATCCGGGCGGGGACCTCACGTGGGTCGATTCCGGATCGGCGCTCGACCACCCAGCCGATGGCGATGCACGCCCCGGCGTCAGAGAGCGTGTAGTCGTGGCAGACCCGGCACAGCATCAGCAGGTTGCGCACGTTGTTGGAATCGGCCGCCGCCGCGCCGTGTACGCCCCCGGAGCCACGGGTCATGCGGTGGTGCGGGTCCAGGGGTCCGGAAAAGCCGCAGCCCTCACAGAAGCCGTTTGAGCGGGCTTGAGCTAGGGCCTTGGCCGCTTCGAAGGTCACGCGACCTCCACGTCGTAGCTGTCGGGCTCATCGTCGCCGGGGCAGTCGTCGGCCACCGAGCAGTAGGCCAGCGGGCCCGGTTCTTCGTAGTGGCCGGGGCAGCTGGGATAGATGCCGGTGTCGTGCAGGGCGTGGTGGTCGGCCATGTCGGCGGGGCTCATCAGGCCCTGGGTCGTGTAGGTCACGTTTCCTCCCTCTGTCTGCTCACAGCATACACCGCCGGGCAAGGAAAAGCCCCGCCGGGTGTGTCAGCCCGGCGGGGCTCGTTTTCATCTCAGCAGGGGCAGTGCTTCGTGCGGGAGTGTTCCGGGTTCGGCCAGTGGCCGGTGGCCCGTTTCTCCAGGTTCGCGCAGTGCCCGTCCAGCCTGTTGCCGTGGATGTACTTCCCGAGGTGCGTCTTGCAGCGGCAGAACGCGCACGGTTCGGCCCACCGGATCTTTGCGGCGCCTTCGCCTTCGGTCCAGTACGCGTCCAGCTTCCCGGCCCCTGCCGCGCCTTTCGGTGTGACGGCGGCCCGCAGGGCGTACCCGAGGTCGGCGGCGAGGGCGGCGAGCTTCATGCGATCAGGCTACGCGGACGTTGATGACGACGGGAACGGATACGACCTCACGGCCGTTGGCGGTCTCGTGGACGGCGGGGATGAGCGCGAGCTGACTATCCCCGGGCATGATCAAAAACGATTGCGGCATGGGCCGGATGCCGTACGACAGGGTCAGCGTGACGTGGACCGGGCCGGTCCGGTCGACGGCGGTCCGGCGGGGCCGAAGCACCACGCCGACGCGCCGCCGACCGAACCGGTGCCGCCGCGACCGGGCGATCACAGCCCGGCTTTCTTGACCCCGTATTCCGCCTGCGACTGGGTGAAGCCCTCGTACTTCAGCTGCCCGATGAGCGACTTGCGGGAGAAGCCGCCCATGTCCAGGTAGCTCTGCGCGGAGAGCGCGGCCTGCTCGTTCCAGTCGACGTGCAGCGAGTCGACGGCGGCCGTGGCGGCCTTGACCGAGAACCCTTCGTACTTCAGCTGCCCGATGAGGCCCTTGCGGGAGAACGACGAGTTGCCGCTGAGGTAGCTTTCGGCGGACTTGGCCGCGTTGGCCTGCTCCACGCTGACCGGCTTCGTGGTGGCCTTCTTGGCGGCCGGGGCGGCCGACGCCGAGGCGGCGGGCTGGGTCGTGCTGCTGGTGGCGTACGGAACGCCGGTGTCGCCGCCGCCGCTGCCACAGGCGATGGCCCCGGCGAGACCGATGGATGCGGCCAGGGTGGCGATGGTCGCGGCGGCGCGAGTCTTGTTCATGTTTCTTCTCCTCCAACGTGTTTCGCGTAGACCTCTACGGTCTTGGTTCCGGGCACGGTCCGCAGGGTTGCACGGAACGACCCGGCGGGGGTGAAGCATTTGGTCCGGCCGTCGTTGACGACCGACGCGATGCCGGTGGCCGCCGACCGGGATCCTTCGTAGATGACGGCCGACCGTCCGGGTTCGGCCCGCAGGGTGGCCGCGACCGCGTCCCACTGCGATCCGGCCTGCTTGCGGGCGACGGGCACGTACGTGTTCGGCGGCTCATCCCAGCGAAGGATCTTGCGCTGCGGCTTCATTCGGGAATCCCGCCCGGGTTGTCCTCACGCGGCCATTTGGGTTTCACGAATTCGGGGATGCCGACTGCGCGGGCGGCGTCGTTGACCATGTTCCGGATGTCGGCCGGGTGGAAGCGGGTCCAGCACTCCTCGCCGCGCCCCTCGTTGCGGTGGTCCAACGCCACGTGGTTGTCCCAGGTGCCCTCGATGTGGCCATCCAGGACGCCCAGGAACGCCGCGAGGGCCTGACGCTGCCCCAGTGCTACGGCTTCCGGCATGGACGCCTTCACGGCCGCCTCAGCGGGCCGCGCGGGCCTGTCCTCGCGGATCGGCCCCCGCCAGAGCGGCACGGGCTGGAGCGTGGGCGATCCGGCAGTCTTGATCAGGCGTGCCCGGATGTCCTCCAAGACCACCCGCAGCTCGTCGGACATCTCGGCGATGACCTTCACGACGACCTCGGACTGCTGCTGCCTCACTGCCCGTACGCCCCGTTCTCCAGCCGGTCCGCGAAGTCGGAGTCGTACGCGGGGGTCCGCTTGGCCGGGGTCTCCAGCATCCCGGCGAAGCCGTGCGCGAGCTTGGTCATGTGCGCGACGCCTTCCTTGGTCGTCGTCACCGTCACGTACGGGGCGCCCTGCTGCACCTGGATGAAGTCCAGCAACTCGCCGTCCTTCGGGTCGACACCCGGCTCCCCGGCCTCGGCGAACAGGGCGGCATAGTCCGTGAGCGCCTTCAGGAACGCCGGGTTGACGATGCGAGTGATCTCGTCCGGGTACTTGTTCATCGCCCACAGGAGGGCGGCGCGGGCGTCGGTGACCCGGGCGGTTTTGCGCCCGGCGTTGACGCCGACCGTGCCGATCTTCTCGCCCCCGGGCAGGTACGCGCCGACCCGTTCCGCGCGGGCGTCCTGCATGTCGGTGAGGGTGGCGGCCCGGAGGTGCTCCTCCATCGGCTTGAGCGCCTTGTTGTACGTCTGGAGAGCGACGAGCTTCTCCGCGTTCGTCATCCCGGCCGCCGGGGCGGCGCCGGTGATGGCGCCGCCCGTCGTCTGTTCAGTCATGCCGCCTTCTCCTCCTGCTTGCGTTCGGCGCACTCCCGCAGGGTGCGCTTCAGCTGTGCCTTGGCGTTCTTGTCGCCTCGCCCCCCGGACGGGGAGCACCTGAGGACGACCTGTGTGTGGCCGCACGGGCATCGCCACACCTGATGGTTCTTGTCCCTGATCAGGGTGAGACCGCTGCTGACGTACAGCCCGATCACGTCCTTCAGGTCCTTATCCTTGATGATCTTCACGACGGATCGGATCCGTCCTGCTCGGGCGTCGGCTGCGGGTGCTTGTCGTCGTCCCAGCTATCGGCCGCCGCCGACCGCATGGCCTGTGCCGTCTCCGACTTGGCCAGCTCCACGTCGGTGCGGATCTTCCGCTGCTCGGCCAGCCACTGGTCGAGGTTCGACTTCGGGGACACCTGCGTCTTCAGCAGGCCCCGGCCGTCGGCGAACTCGCGGATCCAGGACAGGTTTTCGATGCTGGTGTCCTCGGCGAGCGCGATGGTTGCGAGCCGGATCGCGAGGCGCGTGGTCGCGTTGACCGGCTCCACGCCCTCTTCGGTCAGGGTGCCGACCTTGCGGACGTGCAGGTCGCGGGAGGCCATCCAGTCGTACAGGGATCCGGCCTTGTCCAGCTCCAGCGAGTCGAGCTTGGCGTGCTGCTCCAGCACCTCGTCGTCGGTCCACACCTTCTTCGCGGGCGGCGCGGCGGGGCTGGTCGGCGCGTTCTGCTGCTGCTGGCGCTGGGGCCGCTCGCGGGGGAGGTTCTCGAACTCCTCCGGGCTGATGCCGCCTCGCACGTGACTGGCCTGTGCCTTCGCGCCGTCGTCGTCCTCGCCGCCCGGGAACGTCCCGGTGAGCGACAGGGTCAGGTACCGGCGGCCGTAAGTCATGGCCGAACCGATCTCTTGCGCACCGGCCCGGCGGGGGTCCGGCAGCATCCACACGCCCATCTCGCTCTCGCCGGACGTGTGCATCAACTTGACCTCCAGCACGAACCCGGCGATCTCGCTGATGGCGGTCTTCGCGGTGACGGACAGGCCGTGCTCACCGAGTGCCGGGAGAACGGTCTCGACGACCTCGTCCAGCCCGGCGTACCCGTACGAGTAGCTGACCTTGCCACCGTTCTTCGCGTCGCCGGTGACCTTCGCGGTCTCGGTCTTTCGGATCCTCGGCAGCTGGGCCTGCATCGCGGCGAGCGCGGCGGCAAGGGTGGGGTGCTCGGTCATATCTGTACCTCCGTGATTGACTGTCAGCTCCCAGCATACACCAATCGTGCCGCCGCGCAACGATCAAGCCCGCCGCCGCCCGCCCTCCGACGTCGTATGCCAGTGCTCACCGATCGCCGGGGCAGGCAACGGGCACGGGTAGGCCCTCTGCCCAAGGAAATCGGCCGCCTGCCGCGCCAGCCTTTCGCGCGGATACGCCACCTTCGACCCGCCGCCGTGACTCCCCTTGGCCCTCGCCGCGCACCGGGGCAGCTGCGCGGCGAGATCATCGAGCCGTTCCTGGGTCATCGGCAGCGGTTCCGTGGCTGCGAGGCCGGGCCGGTCCTTCGGGAGCTTCACCGCGTTGTAGGCCCACCAGCCCGGCTCCACGAGGCGTGCCTCCACCCGGTACCGGCGCTTGGCCCCTCGCGCGAACTGCTGCGCGACGTGGTCCATGGCCCGCTGCCAGCTTTCGCCGGGCGCGAGGCGCCCGTTCTCCCCGATGGCGGTCATGCCGGTCCCTGAACGCACCCGCGCAGACCGGGAGCGTGGGGAAGGTCGAGACCCTTGCAGTGGCAATGAACTGCCACCGGGCACGTCACGATGTGGATTCCGGAGTCGTGCGGCCCGTTCGTCCGGCACTCAGCGAGAGCGGTCTCCAGCCCCTCCAGCCTGATCGTCTCGTCCCGCTCCGCTTCGTCCAGGATCCGCTTCGCGTCGGCGGTCGCGGTGAACCGATAGAGCGGGTTCGCCGCCGCGTCCGGCCGAGCGAACGTCCGCTGCTGCTGCTCCCAGTACGCCTGACGCGGGAACAGCTTCGACCGGTCCACGTCCGGCAGCTCGGCCCGCAGCTGCGACAGGAGATCCAGGACAGCGGGCGACACGTCGTCGGCCGTCAGGCGGACGACGCGCTCGATCTCCGGAAGCGCCTCGTCCTTCGGGATCCCGTACTGGCCGGGCGCCCACTGCCGGGCGGCCTTCGCCCGCTCCCGGTCGATCTCGCCAACGATGCGGACGACGTGCGCGGGCATGATCCACGCCGACTCGGTCCGGTAGTGGCGCCGGATGGCCTCCATCACGTCGGCCCCGTCCAGCTTCGACAGGACGGCATGCCAGGCCCTGACGTTGCCCTCACCGACGGTCCGGTTGTCAAATGCCTGGGCCAAGCCAAGCGCGTTAGTGACTTCCTGAAGATTCATTGCGTGCGTCCTCCTCCATCTGCAAACGGCGTCCCAGTTCAAGCGTCTGGGCGATCTTCTGATCGGTGGTGCTGGGGCGGTACGGGGCACCGGCCGACGGCATCACCGACGTGCCGGGCGGGGCGGACACGGGGCGGTTGCCGTACCGGGAGGCCCGCTCGGCAGCGGTGCGCATCCAGCGGCGCCACGTTGCGGGCCAGTCCAGTTTGCGGCCACGGGCGCCGGGTTCGGCCCGCCAGTAGTCCATGAACTTCTCGTGCTCGGTCCGGGCGTCGATGACGGTGTGCAGCCTCTCGGCGGCGAACCAGTCCCGCAGCTGCTGCGTCGGGATGAAGTCGTCTGGAACACGTGTCGCTGTTGCGGAGCGCGGAGCGCGACCAAGAGACAAAGTCTCTTTGTTCTTCTTCTGGTTTTCTGATGAGGAACGAGGGTGCTGTTGCGGCACCTTCGGGCTGACCTGCGGATCTTCCCCGTTTTCGGCCTGTTTTCCCTGGTCAGCCCGAGGGTGCTGTTGCAGCACCCTCGGGAGGGTGCTGTTGCGGCACTCTCCGGGGTCGGTCAGGACGTAGTCGACGGTCGATCCGCCGGTCAGGATCGGCGTGCGGTCGCGCCGCAGATATCCGGCATCTTCCAGGGACTTGATCATCGACCGGACGGCGCGGACGCCAGCAGGTCCCGCGTTGACGATGGTCTCCTCGGTGATGTTGTGGCTCTCTGTGTGTCCAGCAAGCCACGCCAGCAGGCCACGTGCCTCCCATGGCAGCGCGGCATCCCGCGTCCAGGCGTTGGAGATGATTGTGAAGTGGTCAGTCGGCAGGGGGCCGCGACGGATCGTGCTCATTTGGTGATCAGGGCGTACGTGGAGATACCGTCCTGGCCCACTGCTTCACGCAGGCATCCCTGCTCAATCAGCTCCTGGACAATTTCGCGCACGACGTTCTCGCCGTCAGGCCCGGCAGCCACAAGACGCTCCATGGCGACCTCCTCCTGACTGGGGAGAGTCAAAAACCACATCACCATCCCGCCTGCTTGCAGCGAGAGGCTGGAGAAAAGCTCCCTGTCGATGCCCACGTAGCCGACGGGTGCTGCGATGCGCTGAATTCGAGCGTTCATTTGGTGCCTCATTTGAACAGGGCACCCTGCGAAGTTGTCCCGGCTGTATGCCGTCGGTAGACTTCGGGGTGCGTTGCGGAACGCATGAACATGGTTCGACGCCTCGGGTTGCCGCCCGGGGCGTTTTTTCTTTGCCTTGTCAGGCTACAGGGGACAGTGCCTCGGGCGCATCCTCCGGCACGTCCTCCGGGTGGTCGTACCAGGGCCTGCCGGTCGGGATGGCGAACTGATCCCGGACGGTGGCCGCGTACCAGAGCGGCTCTTTGATCTCGGGGAAGTCGACGGGCGGCAGCAGGCCACGCTGGGACCACTGCTGCGGGGTGTAGCGGGCGGCCCGCATGTGCCGGGCGATCCCGGCGAGGTCGACGAGCGGCCGGGATTCGGCCAGGTCGTTGCGGCTTGCGGCGATCAGGCCGTTGATGTGCTCGATGCGCTCTTTCAGCCGGGTGATTTCCGCTGCGAGGCGGTCGCGCTCGTCACTGACCTCCCGCCACAGGGTCTTGTAGCTGACCTTGCTCATGGTGTGTCCTTCGGTAACGGGTGAACGTTAGCCATGAGCATACAGGTGCACCCCCCGGTGAGCGCCAGGGCCGGATCTTGCTGTAAGGTTGCAGTTGACAGAGCGGGCCAAGAAGCGCAAGCTGATGGGCGTCAGCACGACCCACCCCGGAAAGGCCCACCATGCTCGACCTGATCGCCCGGCACGCCCCCGCTCTGCTGATGGCCGACCTCGCCATCTTCGTCATCACCCTGGCCGTCTGGTCCACCCGGAACCGCTGGACGCCCCTCATCTGGCCCCAGACCGGCGAGAAGACGCCCGCCGACCTGAAGCGAGGCCGACACCGCCTCGCGGACGTCAGCGAGCCGTACCGGCCCATCTCCGCCCCGCCTGCGGTCATCCGCATCCGCCACCGGCTCGGCATCCCCGCCGCGCTCACCGACGACGAGAAGAAGGCCCGCGTCATCCCCATGCCGGTAGCCGAACCCGCGTGGCGCAGCGACGCCACGGCCGTCGTCGACGTCCCGATGCCACCCGCCCCGCTGATCGGCCCCGACGACCGCACCTTCCTGGAGAGCGTCACCCCCCAGCCGCCCGCCGACGCCCCCGACCCGTCCGACCGGCCCGACACTCCCGTCGCCTGGTTCGAAACCCCCAGCGGCGACACCCGCCAGCTGGAAATCCTTCCGTGAAAACCCTGAAAGACATACTGCGAGAGAAGGCGCCCGTGGGACCCGAGAAGCCTGTTCCTGTCGCGGACGTGAACGTCCCGCTGATCCGCAACGACTCCAACTCCAACTACGCGGCCAGCGCCGACCTGATCGACAGCATCGAGAAAGAGGGCCTGCTGATCCCGATCACGATCTGGTCCGACGGGACCCTGGTCTCCGGATACCGGCGCCTTCGCGCTTGCGTGTCGCTCAACAGGACCACGATCCCCGCTGTGACCGTCGACACGATCGAGGATGCGGCCAAGCGCCTGCTCTCGGACAACGGCAACGAGCACCTGGCCGTCCCGCTGCTCCCGTCGGAGATGTGCCGCCTCTGGGACGTCCTGATCGAGCTGGACGCACCGGCGGCCGCCGTGCGCCGCAACGAAGCGCGGCGCCGGGGAGTCGAGCTGCGCAAGCAGACTCAACTCGGCCAGCGCAAAGCGGGCCGCTCCAAGAACAAGGGCACCGCCGCCGAGTACCTGATGGGTGTTCTCGGTGAGCCGTTCGGCATGGCCGAGGCGACCGCGTCGCGCCTGCACATGATCCACCGCATGATCAACGACGCCGCTCTCCCGGCGGACCGGCGTGAACGTGCCGCCGCCGCCATGATCGCTCTGGACGAGGGTAAGAGCAGCATCTGGGCCAGCTACGACTCGCTCATCGTCAAACGCCCGAACGGCAGCACCCGGGCTCGCCTGGCGCCGCCCACGGAACCGGCCTCCCCCGCGAAGCAGCGGGCCAGCTGGGATCGCATCCTGCCGCAACTGGAGGGCCTGACCGACGGCCTCACCCAGCTCGGCACCCCGAACCCCGGCCTGACCTCGGAACAGGTCGCGCCGGTCCACGCCCGGCTGATGAAGATCCGCCGGGACATCGAGAAGGTCATCAACGGCATGAAGGAGCACATCCAGTCATGATCAACCCCCCGGCCGAAGTCACCCACACCATCGTCAACCGCAAGGTCGGCGAACTCTGGGTCGACCCGCAGGTCCAGCGCGCCATCAAGCGCAGCCGTGTCGCCAAGATGGCCGCCGACTTCACCCCGGCCGCCCTCGGCGTGCTCACCACCTCGTACCGGTCCGCCGAACGCATCCACATCATCGACGGCCAGCACCGCTACGAGGCCGCCGAGGCCGCCGGATACACCGACCTGATCACGACCAACGAGTACCACGGCCTCAGCATCCCGCAGGAAGCCGCCCTCTTCCGGAAGCTGAACGCCACCGAGAAGGTCTCCCCCGTCGACCAGTTCTTCGTCGCCTGCATCGAGGGCCGCCCCGAATCCCTCTTCCTGAGTCGGGTCCTGACCGACAACGGCTGGACCCTGGCGACCAGCACCGCCACCGGGAAGATCTCCGCCATCCGGGCCCTGGAGCGTGTCTACGCCCTGGACCCGAATGCTGCCGCCGCGACCATCGCCACCCTGACGTCCGCCTACGGGCACATCCCGGCGGCCGTTCAGGGAGCCATGGTCGAAGGTCTCGGCCGGATGCTCGCCAAGTACGGCAGCGCCGTCAACCTGACCGATCTCGCGCAGCGGCTCGCCGCCTCGCCGGGCGGCCCGGACGCCCTCGTCGGCTACGCCCGGGGCCAGAAACTCGCCCGGTCCGGGAACCTGTCCACCCAGATCGCCTGGGCGATCACCAACCTCTACAACCAGCGGCGCCGCACCTCGGCCCTGCCCGCCTGGCAGTGACCGAGAAGCGCCGTACCAAACGAGAACTGAACGAAGCACGCCAGAGCCCGGCTCTCCCCTCGGAGAGCTGGGCTTCGGCCCCTTCCGGCAAGTGGATCGGGTCCGACGCGCCGACGTCGTCGGCCGGTGTCACGTGGCTGATAAGGCCCATGCCCGACGGGCAGTGGCCGCCGGAACAGAACTCACCGCGCGACGACTCTTTCTCGTGGTGGGTCCGCTCGTCCTGCGGCCACCCCGGCGGGTTGAAGCACTGGGCGTTCCACCACCGCAAAGACGCCGACACGTACGAGCACGTGTTCCGGGACGACCCGTGCCGGTACACCCGCTGCCCCCGCCAGATCATGATCGAAAACGAGCGAGAGGCCAAAGGATGAACCCGAGGGAATGGGACCGGCTGATGCGCCAGGCCCGCGCACATGCCATCCTGCACGGGCACCGGGTCAAAGTCCTCTCGTGGCGGATGTCGGACCTTTCCGCCACGTACTTCGGTACCCGCTGGGCCTACGCCATCGACTGCCCGGCTACGGCCCGCGACTTCATGCGGAGTCACTGATGGCCGGGAAGCCACCCGACTACGCCGCCTACGACGAGGTGGTCGTTCAGCGCCTGCTGGATGACCGCCTCCCGGGCGAGCCGATCCGGGCGGCCGACGCCGCCGAAGCCACCCGCCGTCTCGCCCGTCGTGGCTACTCGGACGGACAGATTGCCCACCGGCTGGGGATATACCGCCGCTCGGTCATCCGCATCCGCCACCGGCTCGGCATCCCCGCCGCGCTCACCGTCGGCAGAAACCACTACGACCGCCTCCACGACGTGCCGACCCGGCCCCGGAAGAAGGGATGACCATGGCCAACTGGGCTTGGCCGCACACCCCGTCCAGCAACCTCGCCCGGATCCTGCTCACCGGCGGTCCCGCCGACGGCGAGCAGGCCGGTTTCGTGCCGCCCGACACGTCGCCGCCCATCCAGGTCGTCTGGTCCACGTGGATGCCCTGGGGATTCGACGCGTGCCTGTACGAATGGCACGGCGACACCACCTTCGATCATGGCCGCACCGATGCCCTGATCTTCCGGTTCACCGGCCGCCGGATCGCCGCCGCCGAGATCCCGCCCGCCATCGCTGATGCCGCCGACCTGTGGGCCGACGGCGTCGACCTGATCCAGCGCCTCACCGCGCGGCCGGTCCGGGGTGGCATGCGCTGGGGTGCCCGGCGCTGACCATGATCAAAAACGAGGAGAAGACGATGCCCGACCTTGAAGCACGCGCCGCCGCCGCTATGGCCTGGGGGCGCCTCGTCAGAGAGAAGATGATCGACCGGTACGAAGCCGCCGTTCAGCTGGAACGGGCCCGGCAGCAGGTCCGCGAATGCGGCCGGGCCGGGATCACCCTGACCCTGGTCCACCAGGAAGAGGTGCAGGCCGCCGAACGCGCCTACACCGCCGCGACCAACGCCATCGCGCACGAGTCGTGGCGGGCGCCGACGCCGCGCCTGCCCCGCTCGCGGAAGCCGAACCCGCCCGTCGACCTCGCACCCGGACCGCTACACCGGTAACCCGTATCCTGGGCGGCGTAGGAGGAGATCACATGACACGCCGCCCACCGGGACACCGGGGAAGCAACGATCACACCAGAACCACCGAAGCGCTCAACGCATTGGGCGGGAGCAAGAAGCTCGAACTCTCTCCCGCCCACGATGCGTGGGTCTCGCAGCCCGGCGAGAGTCAGCGCAACTTCGGCCTGTTCCAGATGTACCGGGAAATGGGCCGACTGCGCAGCGTCGCTCAGATCGCCGCGATGCACAACACCCTGACCTTCGCCACCATCGCGAAGATCTCCCGCTACAACCTGTGGGCTCAGCGCGCCGCCCTCTGGGACGCCGAGCAGGATCGCATCACCGCCATCCGCCTCCAGGAAGCCCGTGAGGAGATGGCCAAGCGTCACGCCAAGGCCGCCGGGAAGCTGATGACCGCCGCCCTGCAGCGGCTGGAAACCCTCAACATCAAGGACATCAGCCCGCACGCGCTGATCCTGATGCTCGACACCGCCGCGAAGATCGAGCGCGCCGCTCTCGGCCTAGAGACCCTCAACAAGGGCGCCTCGTCGGCTACGACCGTCACCGTGGCCGCGTCCACGAAGACCGACGACACCGGCAACCCTGAAGTACGGGTTGAGGTCGGCGTGCAGCACAACAAGATCATGGCCACTCTTGATGCGATGGTGTCCCGGATGAGCCCGGAACAGATCGCCGCCGGGTACGAAGAATTGACGGCAGGCAACGAGCAGGTCGCCGCCGAGCTGGACGCCGCCCTCCCGTCCCCACCTCCTCCGGGGCCGTGATGGCGAGCGCGGCCGGGGGTGTGCCGCGTGCCGGGCAGCCCGGCACCCCCCGGGCACCGCGCGACGGGCGGAGGGGAGTCCCAGCCCTGGAAGCGGCCTACTCGGATAGTTTTCGATCATGAGCCTGTCCGCCGCACAGAAGCTCGCCCTGCTCCCCGCCCCGCTGCGCCGCCGCTGGCTCGCCGCACAGCAGCGCCACACCCTCGACGACATCGAGAAGGGCGCCTGGTGGTGGGTCGGTCGCCCCGAGCAGTTCCGGCCGCCCGGCGACTGGCTCGTCTGGCTCATCCGGTCCGGCCGTGGCTGGGGCAAGACCCGCACCGGCGCCGAGGATCTCCTCGACCGCGTCTTCCAGCACCCGGTCGACATGGTCGGCCAGCGCACCGAGTGGCTCGTCATCGCCGAAACCCTCAACGACTGCCGCACGGCCTGCATCGAGGGCAACTCCGGCATCCTTTCCATCCTCGCCCGCATGGGGATGAAGAAGGGCCGCGACTTCACGTACAACAAAAGCCCGAAGCTGATGATCACGTTCGCGTCGGGTCAGCTCATCTACTTCGAGGGCGCCGACAACGCCGACGTCGGCCGTGGCTTCAACCTGGCCGGGCTGTGGGCCGACGAGCTGGCGAAGTGGCGGTACACGTACGCCGCCTGGTACGAGGGCATCCTGCCGTCGCTGCGCGCCCCGCTGATCGACGACCATCCCCGCGCCGTCGTCACGACTACCCCGAAGCCGATCAAGCTGCTGATCGAATGGCAGCACAAGACCGACGGCACCGTGGTCATCACGACCGGCTCGATCTTCGACAACATCATGAACCTGTCGAAGCACGTCGTCGAAGAACTGAAGAAGCTCTACGAGGGCACCCGGGCCGGGCTTCAGGAGTTGTACGGGCACCTGCTGGAAGAGATCGAGGGCGCCCTGTGGACCCGGCCCATGATCGAAAACAATCGGGTGAAGCGTTCCGACCTCCCCGAACTCAAGCAGGTCGTCGTCTCCATGGACCCCGGCGCCACTTGAGCCGGAGACGAGACCGGCCTGCTCGCCGTCGGCCGGGGCTACGACGGCAACGACTACGTCCTGGCCGACTGGACCTGCAAGCTCGTCGGCAACGCCGCCGCCCGCCGCGCCTGGGAGATGTTTCGCCAGCAAGGCGCCACCTGGCTGATCATCGAAACGAACATGGGCAAGAAGTGGCTCATGCAGGTCATGACCGACGCCTACCGGGAGATGCAGCGCGAACACGCCCCCGACTGCCGCGACCCCGACGAGTGCGACGGATGCCTGTTCGAACCCGGGCCCGTTCCGATCCGCGAAGTCACCTCCCTGGCGGGCAAGAAGCTGCGCGCCGAACCGGTCGCCGCCCGCTACGAGCAGGGTCGCGTCAAGCACGTCGGCACGTTCCTGGAGCTGGAGGACCAGCAGTGCACCTGGGTGCCCGGCGAGGCGGCCAGCCCCGACCGTATCGACGCGCTCGTGCAGGCCGGTCTGTTCCTGATGGGCAAGGAGAACAAGTTGGTGAAGGTGGCCGCGCCGCCGACGGACGTCTTTATGCCGGTGTCCTCGCCGTACTAAGCTGGCCGGTAACGAGCTGGCTTACGGGCCTGCCCGGGTTACACGGGTTGAATCGCGGCAGTGCTGCGACACTAAAGGCGCCCCGGCTACCTCACGGTCGACCGTTCAGGTCCTGGAGGCCCGGGGCGTTCCCCGTTCCACTCCCGTCGACGCCATGGTGTATGCTTAAAGCAGACAGTACCGACGGAGGAGAGAACACGATGACGAAGCGCACCAAGAACCTCGGCTACACGACCGGGCAGGCCAGCACCGACAAGCACCTGTCCCCGTCGAAGCCCTACACCGGAGACGGCAAGACCACCCGCTCGATCTTCGACGCCGTGAAGCTGGTCTTCAGGAAGGGCAAGTCGTAACCCAGAGACGCGAGAGGGCCCGGCAGCCGAACGGGGGAGGCTGCCGGGCCCTATTCGTGTGACCCTACCGACGGCGGCCGTGCACCGTACGCCGCAAACGTGCCATCCGCTTCGCGCGTACAGCGGCAAGCTCATCGATCAGGTCCGACATGGCACCGAAGTCCAGCGCCGGGAAGCTTGCGATGGTGGCCTGCCGCTCGGCGTACGGCAGCTCGGACCGGCATAGCGACGTCGCGTACGACGTCTGCCGCTCGGTCGGCCGCTGCCGCCAGCCGTTGACGTGCGGCCGTTCGACGGTGTCCCGTTCCATCTGCTGTGTTCCCATGGCGCCCGCGCTCCCTCGGGGGTTGTCGTGCATTCCAGGGTGACTGGGACATTAGGAAAGATCAAGCCTAAAACGTGCCGTGTGCATCAAGGGTTGACAACGATCCCCCACCTCTGTACGTTGTGAGTAGACAGACCAACAAGGAGGTAGCACATGCAGCACCCCACCGCCGGGAAGATCGCCGACGCGGGCAACAAGTACATCGGCAAGGCCATCAGCTTCCCCGACTTCCACGGCCGCACGGTCACCGGAATCCTGGAGAAGGCCACCGCCCCGGCCAGCGCCGCCTACGCCACCCTCAAGACCGTCGGCGGACGCGACTGCGCCGTCTTCCGCAACACCCCCGTGACGGTGATCGAGTGAACCCGGGCGCCGCAGACGCCATCAACCGGCGCGACGTGACTTTCATGGTCGCCAAGCTCGACGCCCTGCACCACCGGGCGCTGAAGATCACTCCCGCCGCAAAGCCCTGGTGGAACGACAACATGGCCGACGTGATCATGCGCGAAGACGATGCGATTCGCCCTGACCAGGCATGGATCATCGGTCACCTCGCTGCCGGGATCCCCGGCATCGCGTTCGACGGTTGCCCCGCCGACTGCGACTGGGACAACTTCTTCCAGCACTTCCGGGCCGCCATCCTGGCCCGGCGAGATCCGAAAACCCCACACGCTAAGGTCGCAGAGAACGCCCCGTGCGGAGTGGTGTAGGGTCTCAGTAGACGGTGGGAGGCTGAACGAGTCCGTAGCCTCCCCGGTCTGTCAACCAGAACCATGAAATGAGAGGCATCCTCGCCGCTCAAGTCACCGGTTCAGGGAGCGGACCGAGCAGCCGACCACCGCCGCAAAGAAGCGGGCCGGGCACAGACGTTCTCAGGCGCCTGTGCCCGGCCCACCGCACAGGAGGAGAAGCCCCATCGCCACCATCGACCTCACCCTCTACCGCGCCGTCGGCAACCTCAACCGAGTAGCCCTCGGTGACCTCGCCACCTCCGAGTACTACTGGGCCTCCAAGGACAGCGAAGGCGTCATCACCCTCACCCCCGTCAACATCGTCGGCGCCTCCAAGCGCGGACAGGCCGACCCGCTCGACCAGGACCCCATCCCCGGCACCGCCGACGACGAACAGACCGCCCCGTTCGAGGGCTGAAAGACCGGCTGTACCCGCTGAGGGGTCGGGTACAGCCACTGGTGGGATAGCTCAACGGGAGAGCTACCACGCGAGGAATGCTCCCTGGAACCCCGGGAAGGCCCGTGGAGCGGATCGCGTAGTGATGGTGGTTCGAATCCACCTCCCACCTCGCAGAGGGCCGTCAGGGCCGGTCACGTCGCGCAAAAGCGGCGTAGTCCGGACGCTGAACCTGGCGGCAACCGAAGCCGTCGCCTTCAGCAAGCGACGGACGTTGTAGCTCAGAGGAAAGAGCACCTGCCACCGGCAGGAGGTCGGCGGTTCAAATCCGTCCAGCGTCACGTATCGCAACAGGTCGTACCGGACCTAAAATCCGGTGCGGCAAGATGCCCGGAGACAGGCGTAGGCGCTTGTGACACCCCGGAGAGACGGGGGCTGACTCGATCCGTCGTGTCGGGTGTGGCCCGCGTAGTGTCACCCTCCCGCCACACGGGAGAGGATTCGGTTCGGAGTGTCGAGCGGGTCGAGTCAGCCAGAGGAGAGGTCGTCTAGAACACGGTGGAGAGCGCTTGAAGCCGTAGCCAGGATGCCGGGGCCGTCCCGGTGACGCAGGTGCGAACCCTGCCCTCGCCGCCACCGAAACGAGTTAGCGGTACCCGGCAGGTGAAACCGCCCCAGCGCCCGTTTAAGGGAGCACAGGGACGGACGCGAGGGAACCGTGGAGGACGCCGGTCCAGCTGGCGTGACGGCCACCAGAGGTGGTGCACCATCCAGGAGTGCAGGGGACCTACTTGCGGAGCATCCAGGCCGCGAAAGTCCCCACCTAGCTCGGGGGCCTAAGGCGGCCCGTCTGGCAGAAGGCGACCCGCGAGGGTGCGGCCGTGCGGGTTCGAGTCCCGCGCCGAGCGCGAACACCGGGTTGTCCGTCCAAGCCGTGCACGGCGACGAGGCGGGTAGCGGCCCGGTGATCTGGTAACAGGAACGGCAGGACGGGACCCACCCCCGCAACCTACGGAACCGGGTGAGCGCGCTGAGGAGCCGACACCCCGGCCTGCCAAGTACCGCCGTGAAGCTGGATGGCAACAGCGCCGGGCGAGAGTCCGGAGTCGAGGGTTCAACTCCCTCCACGGCACGGATGCGGAGAAGAGCAAAGCAGTCCAGAGATTGATCTCGCGCTCCGCTGTCTGGCCAGCAACGCCCTGGAGGCGCGCAACACCGCAGGCCAGGCGGGTTCCGGACTGGCACCTAGACCGCCCCCCGTGGCCACGGCGTGGACGGGCCAGTCCGGAACCTACCCACGTGACCAGGGAGGATGCCCTCAAATGGCCGACTGCAACGCCTGCGGATTCAGCAAAACACCCCTCACCCAAGGCATCACCATCTGCCGCCGCTGCGACACCTCCGCCGACCTCTCAAAGCCCGGCGGAATGCGTGCAGGACCCCCCAACATGCCCGGAACCCGCAACGGCTGGTTCAACGCCCCCTTCGGAGACAAGTCATGACCGACCCCTACGACGCTGACGGCATGGTCGACGGCGGGCACGCAGGCTCCCCGCTGGAGTCGTTCGATCCGGACCAGCTGATCGGCCCCGACGACATCGTCGTTCACAGCCTTCAGGGGCCTGCACTGGCCGTCTCCGGCCCTCGGCAGATGGTGTTCAAAGACGAGGCGCCCGGCGACACCTCCGACGGCTACCACACGTTCGACGAGCTGTATGAGCACCGGCGCGCCCTGACGTCCGTGCTCGCCACGATCGGCGCGATCAACAAGGACAGCTGGCGGTCGAAGCGGCACCACCCCGACGACGGCCCGATGTTCGACGGGCATTTCATCGTCGGTATCGAGCTGCCCGACGGCACGATCGCGTACCACTTCGAGCTGGAGCACTGGGACCGGTTCTCCGCCGTTCCGGAGCTGGAGCACGCGCCGAAGTGGGACGGCGCCGATTCGAACGACACGATCCTGCTGCTGGACGCGTTCACGCGGCACCTGAAGGACGCGATCGACACCGGCAATGCCGTGGTTGTCGCTGCGCGCGGCGCGGCCGACAAGCTGGTGGAGACCGAGGAGAGCAAGTGAGCGCCTACGACAACGGCACGTTCTGCGGCGACAAGCGGTTCACGCTGACGTGGCTGCTCGTGCAGCTCGTCTACGCGGCGGCGTGGCTGTCCGACCCGATGCGAAGGAAGGACAGCTGATGGAGTGGCGGAAGTCGAGCCGGAGCAACGGCAACGGCGGCAACAACTGTGTTGAGGTCGCGGAGTCGCAGCAGCACGGGCACTTCATCGTTCGCAACTCCAAGCAGCCCGAGTACAGGGTCTACTTCACCCGGGACGAGTGGGCGGCGTTCGTGGAGGGCGTCAAGGCGGGCGAGTTCGATGTCTAAGGGTCCGGCCAAGACCCCGAAGTCGGGGAAGCGGTGCACGCCGCCGCTGGTCACCTGGAATTGGTTCCTGAACCGTCGCCCTGCTGGCCGTCGTAGGCCGTGAGCAGGGTGGCCCCGGTTGGTCAATGCTCCCCTCAGGGCTCGCCTGGGGTGGGGACAGCAGGTTCGATTCCTGCTCGGGGCACGTTCATCATCCCCAGCGCCCTGGGCTCGCGCCCCTGCGGGATCATGGCGAATCCCCTCGGTCGAACGGCAGCCTCACCGCCGGAGTGCGGAGACCCGCCGGAGATCACGGGCTCAACGGCAGGCCGGTAGCGAACCGCCCCGAGGGGATTCATGGCACGGTGGCTCAACGGGAGAGCGTCCCCTGGCGAAGAAGGGGGAAGGTCCGGGTTCGAATCCCGGCCGTGTCACACAGAGTTAAACGGGTGCCGTTTTTCACGGCCCTACATCCCAGTTTTTGAGATGGCCCGGGAAACGGTATACGGGTAGTGAGATTGACGCATGGTGTATGCTATGCATAGACAGTTACTTCAGGAGGAGACAGCATGACCGAGCCCGACGACTACGACGAGGCCGTCGCCGCGAGCCAGCTCCGCGCCACCCTCAGCGAGGCCGCCGCCAGCGCCGCCTACAACACCAAGATCGACCGGACCTGGCTCAACACCAACCTGATCCGCCTCGGCGCGACACCCGTCACCGGCAGCGCCACCTACCAGGTGAACACGCCCATCACCGGCGTCATCGGCGCCACCATCAAGGCCAGCAGCCGGACCGAGGCGCACGCCAAGTTCACCGCCGCCATCCAGCGCACCCTGGACACCGGCATCATCGACGGGACCGGCTGCGTCCGGGCGTTCCAGGTCGCCGTTCCCGACCTGCACGACGTCACGTTCTACAGCGGCCCCGCCGACGTCCCCGACGACCTCCAGCCGGAGGAGATGACCCTCGCCGAACTGAAGGAAGCCATCGTCGCGTTCTTCAAGGCGGCCATCACCGAGCACTACTGGGGCTACGCCTACGCCGCCCACACGCTCGACGAGATGGGTCTGGGTACGCTGCCCGCCCTGCACACCAAGACCGTCGACGTGCCCGTGACCGGCTTCACCCGCATCTCGGTGCCGGTGTTCGAGGGTGACGACGACGAGAAGATCAAGCGGGCTGCCGCTGCGCACTTGGCGGGCGCGAAGTCCGTCTACGTCCAGCCGGAGGAGCTGGGGGAGGCTACCTGGAAGCGGCCGTTCGGCACCTCGCTGGGCCTGCAGCTGGTCGACGACGAGGACGACGACGTCGCCTTCTGACCGGCCCATACAGCCCCCTTGACATTCACGTCAAGGGGGCTGTATGCTGTCCACGGACAGACCGACAAAGGGAGCCGAAATGAACTGGGACATCCTCTTCAGCAGGTGTGCACTGATCGAATGGCAACTCGACCACCCGTGGACGCTCCTCCTCGGCCCGGCCCTCATCGGCCTCTTCTTCCTGATCACCAAGATCCGCAACCGCTGACCCCGAAAGAGGACCCCCACCATGAACCCCGAAGAATTCACCGCCTTCGTCAAGGACGTCATCAACGAAGAAGTGACCGAAAGCGGCCCGTGCAGCTGCTGCGGCATCACCGAAATCGACGGGGTCCAAACCGCCGCCGACCGGATCGCCGCGTTCGTCGTACGGATGTTCCCGCCGTCCACCGCCGAGAAATGCGGCCGGTGCGGCACCTTCTACCCCGCCGACGAGATCCAGCACACCGGCCCGTACAACACCTGCCCGTCCTGCACCAACATCGTGCGGGGTGTAAAAATCCGGAGCTGACGTCAGCTCACCTCACAGGAGGAGAACCAATGCACGACAAGATCATGAGGGTCCTCGCGGTCCTCGCCCTCGCCATCGCCGCGATCGGCTTCACCGCCACCCCCGCACAGGCATCCGCCGCCGACTGCCCCACCGGCGGCTACGTCTGCTTCTGGGTGGACCGGAACTACAGCGGCAACATGTACAAGTGGTCGTACAGCCAGGTGCGGGCCGCTTCCGGACACTGTGTCGTCTTCTCGTCCGGCATCGACAACAAGACCTCGTCGATCCTGTCCACGATGAGCAGCATCGGCGGCCCCATGACGTTCTTCGACCTCGCCGGGGGCGGCTCCAACATCGGCAAGACCGGCAACTTCAGCGACAACGACCTGGCCGTGTCCGGCGGCGGTTTCGCGAACGGCTGGAACGACCGCATCACCTCCATCTGCGCGCTCTGATGGCCCGCAAGCCGCAACCGCGCAAGACCAGCCACGGGCGTAAGCCACCGGCCCCGAAGTGGGGCGGCACCACCCGGTCGACGTTCGACGGATGCGCAGTCGTAGCCGTCGCCCTGGCCGGAATGGTCGTGCTCGCGGCGACCGGCGTCGGCCTTGCGTTGACGTACCTCACCTGAGGCAACACCAGCACACCCGGGACCGGGCATGACCACCTACGATGGTGGCCATGCCCGGTCTTTCTTTCGCCCTCACCATCTACGTTCTCGCGTTCGCGCGCCTCGTCGTGCTCATCACCAGCGACATGATCACCGCCCGGCCCCGCGACGCGTTCGTCACCGCCCTCAAAGACAGGGGTCACAACATGCTGGCCTACCTGTTTCTTTGCCCCTGGTGCATCAGCATCTGGCTCGCCATTCCCGCCACCCCGATCATCTACGCTTACGGCGATTCGCCCTGGCTGTTCTGGCCCGCTTTCGGACTGGTCCTGTCGGCGGCTGCCGGGGCGCTCGCGCGCGTGAAGGGGTGACAGAGTGGGGCTGCTGACCAAGCGCAAGACCGTTCCGGCCGGAGGAGAGAACGGCCCCGGCACGCGACCGGCCAACGCGCTCGTCGGCGCCGCCGTTCCGATCGACCTCAAAGACGCATCCAGCTGGCAGATGTTCAAGCTCGGTGACCACCGCTGGCAGCTGGAAGCGTGGCGCCACTACGACATCTGCGGCGAGATGCGATTCGTCGTCAACTGGATCGGGTCCGCCCTGTCCCGGTGCCGCATGTACGGGGCGGTCATCTCCAAGGACGGTGTCGTAGGCGACGAGGCCACCGACGAACGCGTCCGGGCCATCGCTGAGAAGATGTTCGGCAGCCCCGCCAGCAAGGCACAGGCGCAGCGCCTGATGGGCATCAACATGATGACCGCCGGGGACGTGTTCATCGTCGCCGAAGGCTACAACGACACGTCGCCGGACCCGCTCGGCGTGAAAGACAAGTGGTACGTCTGCTCCAGCTCGCAGGTGAACCGGCGCGGCGAGGAGATCATCGTTCGCCGCTCCATCACCCACGGCGGCGGCACCTACACCCTGAACCCGGCCAAGGATCTCCTGATCCGGGCATGGAACCCGCACCCGCGCCTGTATGACGCCGCCGACTCCACGGTCCGGGCCATCCTTCCGGTGCTCCGGGAGATGGAGCAGTGCACGAAGCGGATCTTCGCCGAGCTGGACTCGCGTCTGGCCGGTGCGGGGATCCTGCTGCTGCCTGACGGCATCGACTTCCCGACGCAGCCGGAGGTGCCGGGCGAGTCCCGCCCGACCGGCATCGACGGGTTCGCCGCCCTGCTGCAGCGGACCATGGCCACGTCGCTGCAGCAGCGTGACAGTGCCGCCGCGCTGGTGCCGATCACGCTGCAGGTGCCGACCGAGGCTCTCGACAAGATCAAGCATCTGACGTTCGACTCGCAGATCAGCGACAAGATCATCGAGATGCGCAAGGCCGCCGTCGAACGCATGGCCATGAGCCTCGACATCCCGCCGGAAGTCCTCACCGGCATGGGATCCGCGAACCACTGGTCCGGCTGGCAGATCGAGGAATCCTCGATCAAAATCCACGTCGAACCGCTGCTCATCCAGCTCGCTGACGCCCTCAACATCGGCTACTTCCAGCCCGCTCTGCGTGCCGCCGGAGTCGAAAACCCGGAGCAGTACACGCTCTGGTTCGACATCTCCCCCCTCGCCGTCCGGCCGAACCGGTCGGAGCAGGCCATGCAGCTGTCCGACAAGGGCCTGCTGTCCGACAAGACCGTCCGTGAGGCGAACGCGTTCACCGAGGACGACGCCCCGAACGAAAAGGAGCAGGTCTACCACCTGATGAAGCAGTTGGTCCTGGCGCAGCCGCAGTTCGCCAGCGACCCCGCTTTCCAGGAGATCCTCGGCCTGCCCGCCATCGCCAACCCGAACGCGGCCCCAGCCGAGGAATCGCTGATGCCCGGCGACCCCGGATACGACGAGGCGGGTACCGAACCGGCCGACGCGGGCGAGCGGAGCCTGCCCCAGTTCCCGTCGCCGGAAGACGCCGCACAGGGCAAGGTCGGCGGCCAGAAACTGGGAGCGCTCGCCGCGTCGGCGGGTGTCCTGGATGGCACGCCCCTGTTCTACGCCGCTGACAGCGCCGTACGGCGTGCTCTGGAGATCGCCGGGGGCAAGCTTGTGCCCGGCCCCGCCCGGGCCCGCTACGGCGTCCCTAAGCACGAACTGCACACCCGGGTCACCACCAACAGCGAGAGGATCCCGACCCTGCTCGCCGGGGCATGGACGTACGTGCGGGAGCAGGCGTCCACGCTCGGCGTCGACCCGGACGCCCTGGAGACGACGCTCGGGAACTACTGCACCGTCCTGCTCCAGCGCGGCCTCACTCACGAAAGGGAGTGGCTGAAGGCCGCCCTGAACGAAGCCCGAGGGGACCTCATTCCATGATCGAAAACGACGACGAGATGGCGCCCGAACAGGCTCCCCGCTACCGGGTCGGCCACCACCAGCCGCAGAACCTCTACGACGGTGACGAATACATCGGCGTGATGTTCTCCGCGCTGCACGCCGCCCGGGTCGTCGCCGCCCTCAACAACGCGCCCGTGCATGCCGAAGACCTGCCGTGCTCGCGCCACAGCAAGACCGCCTTCGTGCTCAGCCTCCTCCTGCTCGCCATCCTGGCGCTGCTGGCCGTCTGGATCTGGGCGTGAGGTGGCTGTCCTGCTTTCTCGCCGACACCGCTCGTATCGTCGGCGCTGTCTGGCACTCGCCCTCGCAGAGGTGAACCGTGGACGAGAAGGAACGGGACGCCCTGGCGGTCGCGGCGGGGAAGGTGGCTCGGTTCGCCCAAGCCACCCTGAAGCTGAAGCAGGCCAAGGATCGTAACGGCGGGGCGTTCCTGACCGCCGAAGATGTAGACGCCCTCATCTGGGGCCTGCAAACGCTGAGAGGACCCGACGATGCCGACACCGGAGCAGCTGCCCGACGCCGCCGCGCAGCAGCAGGCGGCCGTTGACGTCTTCGCGCAGTACGAGCCCGCCCTGTATGAGGCGTACCTCGACATGATCACCGAATGGCTCGCCGCCGTGCAGGCGGCCATGTTCGCCGGTGGTGTCGCGCAGCTCGCCCTCGTACCCGACCCGATGACCGTCTTCTCCCAGGGCCAGAAGTGGGCCGACATCGTCAGCCGCTACTCGGAGAAGGTCGCCCGGGAAGTTCTCGCCGCCCCGTATGAGGATCTGTTCGGCGACAACGTCGTGTTCGATTCGCGGCCGTTCGTCAGGAACTGGATCGCGGGCACCGAGAACCGGCTCAAGAACGTCCCGGACGAGGTGTTCGGCCTCGTTCAGACGATCATCGACGCTGGTACCACGAACGGCGCCAGCATCCCCGACGTGCAGGAACAGATCGAAGAACTCCTCACCGGCACCGACCAGAAGACGTGGAAGAACCGGGCCCGGACCATCGCCCGCACGGAGGTTGTCGGCGCCTACAACGGCGGCCTGTACGACGCGTTCGCGATGATCGTCGAAGCGGACCCGGACACCGAATACGTGAAGCGGTGGCTGGCCACCGAAGACCACCGCACCCGGCCCGACCATCGTGAAGCCGACGGCCAGACCGTCCCGTGGGCCGAACCGTTCGTTCTCGGCGCGGGCGTGGACGAGAAGACCGGCGACGCGATCGTCGGCGTCGAGATGATGTACCCACACGACCCGGCCGGACCCGCGAACCAGGTCATCAACTGCCGCTGCGTGATGCTCCTCGAAGTGGCAGGCGAGCCGACGGACATGTCCAACCGGCAGTACAAGGGCCCTCCGTCTCTGGCCGCGTCCGGGGTGAGCCTGCTGCAGGCGGCGTGCACCGACGGGCAGTTCTGCATGCAGACCCACAAGCCGGGCCTGTGCAAGGGCCAGAAGCGCGGCGAACGCGAACCCGGGTATCAGGAGGAGACGAAGAAGACCCCGGCGCAGGTCGCGCAGACCGCCGTGTCCGGCCTCACCAAGGCCATCCAGCAGGCGCAGGCGGTCGCCGCGCAGAACCCCGGCAACCCGAAGCTCGCCGCGATGGCCCGCAAGGCGATCTCCGGCTACCGCAAGGCCCTCGGCCCGCACAAGCAGAAGCTCGCTGAGGCGGCCCGTGCCGACAAGGGCGCCACCCGCCAGGGCGACCGCGACGCGCGGGAACAGGACAGCCTGGACCGGCGTGCAGCCCGGCAGAAGGAGACCCTGAAGAAGCGGGCCGCGAAGATCCTCGAACGGCGTGCCGAGCAGAAGAAGCTCGCGGGCATGTCGAAGAAGCAGCGGGCCGCGTACCGCAAGGCGAAGGCCGCCGCCGGGAAGAAGGCGCGCGAGGCGGCCGAGAACGACACGTTGAAGAAGGCCGCCAAGTCGTGAGGATGCTGCGCAAACGTTCGCACTGTGACGTGCCCGGTCACGGCATCCGGTGCGAGGTTGCGCGGGACCGGGCGACCGCCCGGTACGCCCGGGTGACAGAGAAGCGTATGTTCATGGCATACGAGCACGCCGCAAACCATGATCAAAAACGGAGGAGAGAAGATGGGTGCTGACCTGCTGGTCATAGTGCCAACCCGGAGCCGCCCCGGCGCCATCGCCGAACTCACCGAAGCGTTCCGCAACACCTGCACCTCCGACACGCGCCTCGTCGCCGCCGTTGACCAGACCGACCCCGAGCTGCCCGCCTACTCGGCGATCGTCCGGTCCGCCGCAAACATCGACCTGTGGGTCAACCAGGGCACCCCCACCATGGTCGGCGCCCTCAACTCCGCCGCCGCCTTCTTCCTGAAGACCGCCTTCCCGTACGCCGTCGGCTTCATGGGCGACGACCACCGGCCCCGCACCAAAGGCTGGGACCGCTCGTACCTCGAAACGCTCCGCGAGATGGGCACCGGCCTCGTCTACGGCAACGACCTGCTCCAGGGCGAGCGGATCCCCACGCAGGTCGCCATGACCGCCGACATCCCCCGCGCCCTCGGGCACATCGCCCCGACCAGGCTGACGCACCTGTTCGTCGACAACTACTGGCGCGACCTCGGCAAAGGCGCGAACTGCATCCGTTACCTGCCCGACGTGATCGTGGAGCACGTGCACCCGTTCGCGGGTAAGGCCGCCATGGACGAGGGCTACCACCGCGTGAACGCCAGGACGATGTACCAGCAGGACGCAGCCGCGTACGCCGAATACATCGGCAAGGACTACGCGCACGGCCACCTCCTCAGCGACATCGAGAAGGTTCAGGAGTTGCGCAAGTGACCGCCTGGAAGCTGTTCGACGGCGACACCGCGCACGTGTCCACCGCCGAATTCCACGAACACCGGGAACGGGCCCCGCACGTCGACCAGCCCCACCACCGGCCCCGCCTGGAGAAGGCGGCCGAGTTCGTCCGGCTCGCCGCCGCCCGCCTCGAATCCCCGACCGTGTCCGACCTCGGCTGCGGTGACGGTGGCCTGCTGTCCCTGCTCCAGAAAGGCCCCAGCGTCAAGGCGTGGGGCTACGACTTCCAGCCGTCGAACGCGGAAGGCTGGCGCCAGCGGCAGGTGCAGGCGTTCGCCCTCGACGTGTTCGGCTGTGACGACGACCGGGACCTCGTCGCGTTCGGGGACATCACCGTCGTCACCGAAGTCCTGGAGCACCTCACCGACCCGGCCGAAGCCCTCGCCTGGATCGCCGGGAACTCCCGGTTCCTGGTCGCGTCGTCACCGTGGATCGAGAACGCCGACAACCACGACGAATGCCACGCGTGGGCATTCGACCCGCCCGGATACGCCGAACTGATCCAGGGCGCCGGGTTCACCATCCTCATCCACGAGCCGGTCGGCCCGTTCCAGCTCGTCCTCGCGGAGGTGCAGAAGTGAAGAAGGCTCTCGTCACCGGTTCGCACGGCTTCGTCGGCCGCCACATGGTTGCAGAACTGCAGGCCAGGGGATGGGCGGTCGTCCGCTGCGACATCGCCCACCCGAGCATGCCCCGCGACGCCGCCGACTACTTCCGTGGGTCCACGCAGCCGTACGACCTGGTCGTTCATGCCGCCGCGTCCAGCCCGCACCGCGAGGCCATCGACAACGAGGCCGAACACTTCGCCAAGAACGTGCTTCTCGACTCGGCCATGTTCGAATGGGCGGCACGCACCGAGCAGCGGCACGTCATCTACCTGTCCTCCTCGGCCGCGTACCCGGTGGAGATGCAGTCGTCCAGCATCTACGGCCACCTCTCCGAAGACGACCTTGACCTGGACGATTTCAGCGCCCCTGATGCGGCGTACGGGTGGACGAAGATCACCGGGGAGAAGCTGGCCGCCGCCGCCCGCCGTAGTGGCGTGAAGGTCACCGTGGTGCGGCCGTTCTCCGGCTACGGCGAGGACCAGTCGGAGAACTTCCCGTTCCGGGCCATCGTCGAGCGCGTGAAACGCCGTGAGGACCCGCTCACCGTGTGGGGCAACGGATCCCAGACCCGGGACTGGATCCACATTTCCGACGTCGTCAAGGGCATGCTCGCGGTCGCGGAGTCGGGTACCACCGATCCGGTGAACCTGTGCACCGGCGTCGGCACGTCGATGGGGGAGTTGGTGTTGATGGCGGCTCGCCAGGCCGGTCACAAGGCGATCGTCAAGACGCTGTCGAACCGCCCGAACGGTGTCCAGTACCGGGTCGGTGATCCGGGCCGTTTCCACCGTTACTACCAGCCTGAGGTCACGCTCGAAGAGGGCATCGCCCGCGCGCTGAAGTTGTGACGTCCGGCCTTTTCCACGGTGTCCTGAAACGTCCCGGGACACCGTGGAACGGCGCCGACCATGATCAAAAACAATCGCTATGCTGACGGCATGGCGAAGCTCGGTGACCTCAGCGAGAGCACCTATCACGTGATCGCGTTCGACGGTGCCGCGGACAGCACCTTCACCCTCTACGCCAGCGCAACGCCGCCAGGGCTCGACGTGATCGCCATCGCCGTTCAGGTTGCCAACGACGCCATCGTCGCGGCCGTCGCCTCAGGAACCGCCCCGTTTCCCCTCGGCAAGACCGACCAGATCATCGCGTCCCTGAAGGCGTGGACGTACCAGGACGACGACGCCCACGACACCTGCTCGCTGACCGCCTGCCTCAACCCGCTGCACCCGGGCCCGTGCAAGGGCTGGAAGGGCACCCTGCACAAGGTCGCCCCCGGAGCGTGGAAGCAGGTCGAAGCGGCCCGGGTCGCAAAAGCCAACGCCAAGCGGGTCGCGAAGATCCAGGAACTCAAGGCGCAGGGCAAGCCGATCCCCAAGAAGCTGCTCACGCCGATCGTCGCGAAGCCCCACCCGAACGCCGGGAAGGAAGCGGCCAGCGCGGGCGGTGAGGCGCACGAGGCCGGTAAGGCCATCAGCCAGGCCAACGGCGTGAAGACGAACGAGCCCGGCAAGCACACGCTGGGGCAGGCCGTGAAGACGGTAAAGGTCACCGACGCCACCGACGAGAAGGGCGCGAAGGGCAAGAAGCCCACCGTGGCGTCGAAGGGCATCGCGGCGGTCATCGCACAGGACAAGGTCACCCCGCAGTACAAGCTGGACAAGGCCGCGAAGATCACGCCGGAGCAGTGGGAGGCGCTGTCCGGTTCCGAGCAGGACGTGATCCGGGGCGAACTCGCCAAGATCAAAAAGGATGGGTTCGGCCCACAGCAGAAGAAGGCCACCGACCTCCTCGAAAGCCTCGACCGCAAACAGGCACCCGCCACCCCCGCCGAAGAGAAGGCTCTCGCCCCCCAGGCGAAGAAGGTCGCCGAAGCCGAGTCCAAGGTGTCGGCGGCCGAGAAGAAGGTGGCCGACGCCAAGGCCGCCCTGGAGGCGCACAAGGCGAAGCCGAAGCTGTCCGAGACGTACACCCCGAAGCCGAAGCCGGAGAAGAAGGCCCCGGCCGCTCCGGCGGCGGACAAGCCCGCTCAGAAGCTCGGCGGCCCGAACGAGCCGTCCAGCCCGGCACAGAAGGAAGCCCTCGCCAAGATCGTTGCCGGTGAGAAGTTCACCCCCGCCGCCGGACAGCCCGGCGTGAACAAGCTCACCCTCGACGCCCTGCACAACAAGGGCCTGATCATCTGGGACAAGCAGGCAGGGCACTACAAGCCCGCCGACGGCAAGACCCCGTCGGACCTGTTCACTCCAGCTAACGCCGGACTGAAGAAGGCGGAGCCTGCCGCCCCGAAGCTGGGCGACGCAACTCCGAAGCCGACGGTGAAGAAGGCCGTCGAAGACCTGATCAAGAACGGTCTCCCGAAGCCGTCCAGCGCGGATACAGCCGTCGCGAAGGCGGTCGCCAAGACCAGCCAGCCCGCGCACATCAAGCACGCCGTCGACATGGCCAACGGCAAGGCCCTCGGCGCGTCCTGGTCCAAGAATCACCTCGCCGCCTACGAGAAGCTCACCCCCGAGGAATTCCAGACCCTCGACCCGGACACGAAGTCGAAGATCCTCGCGGAGCTGAAGAAGGGCGAGACGAAGTTCCTCGACCCGAAGAAGAAGGCTGCGGCGGCCGCCCTGGCCGACAAGTTCAGCAAGGCGAAGACGTCGGCCGCCCCCGAGTCGAAGCCCGCCGCGAAGGCGCCCGCGTCCTTCGCGAAGGACATGCTCAACCACTCGGTGTCTCAGGCCGAAGCGAAGCAGCTTGCTGACGCCGCACCCATCTCCGCCCTCCAGTCGGTCGCGTTCCTGAGGGCCGGTGTCAGCGACCTGGAAGACCCGGACAGCCCGGCCCGCCTGAAGAGTGCCACCTCGGATGCGCAGAGCCTCACCGACGGCATCACGAGCCTGTACGACTCGTCGATCACCGGGCAGCCCGACATCAAGCAGGCCATGGCCGAGTTCAAGAAGGCCAAGAGTGCCGAGCTGTACGCCAAGTACGTCGCCGAAGCGAAGAAGAAGGCGTACAACAAGGTCTCGAAGACCCTGTACGCCGACAGTTCGCCGATGGTCACCGACAAGCTCAGCCCCATCGAGAAGGCCGCCCTCCTCCGCTACCAGAAGCACCTTCTGGACCACCCGGTCAAGACCGGGCCTGCCGAGATGGACGATCTCAGCGACGAGGCGAAGCAGGCCAAGAAGGGCCTGGAGGACAAGCTTCAGGCCGCCCTGAAGAAGGCCAACGCGCCCGCGCCGGACAAGATGAGCCCGGCGCAGATCTCCGACCGGGCGGGGGAGATCCTCGGCTGGGACGCGGTCTCTCCGAGCTTGGTATTGACTCCGGACGACCTGAAGAGTGCGTCAAGCCTCTCGGGTGATCTGGCGAAGCAGGTCAGCTCCGGCTACGACCCGGCGGTGCTGGCCAATCCGGCGGTCGCCGCGAAGCTCGCAGTGGTGCAGGGTCTCGGTGAGCAGTACATGAAGACCACCTTCATCGAGACTCACCTGAAGAACCACATCGGCAAGAACCACAACAAGACGCTGCTGACCGGCAAGGACGTCAACGGCGGTGTCCTGACCGCCGATGACAAGAAGATCATCGCGCTTCACAAGGACCAGCTGGCCGACAAGTACAGCTACCTCCCGAAGCAGGGCGCCGACCAGTTGAAGCAGCTGAACGAGGCGAAGGCCGCGTTCAAAGAGATTGCCGACAAGACGCCTGTCCCGGCGAAGCCGCAGGTGACGCTGTCCGATTTCGACAAGCAGACGATCGGGACCGTCTACGCGAAGGCGTGGGGCGACAACGCCCTGAAGGCGGTCTCTTACGGCACCACCGGTCTCGCGAGCGCGAAGATGAAGGAGCACTCGCAGTACCCGGCGTTCAGCCAGAACGTGACGGACCTGAGGGAACTGTCCGGGAAGGTGGCGCTCGCGCACGCCGAAGCGGAAGCGGCGAAGGCGAACGTTCCCACGGAACCGGACACCGGCATCATCATCACGGGTGGCCCGGAGTGGAAGGTCTGGCACCAGAAGGTCAACGAACGGGACACCCTCGAATCGCAGTTCAGCGGCAAGCTGTACGCGGCGCAGAAGCAGCTGGACACGATCCGGACGGCGGCCGGGCTGAAGAAGCGCTCCCTGCCGAAGATCGACTCTCCGGCGGTCAAGGCGGCAGCGGCCGAAGGCGGCTACTACAAGTCGGCTAGCTACAACGGCCCGAACTTCGGCAAGACCGCCTCGGCCAAGCAGTACATGGCCGCGAAGGTCGGCCCGAAGCTCGGTGTGGCCCATCTGACGGCGCAGGATAAGAAGCTCGGCAAGCTCGGCAATCCTGCCGCCCCGGCCGCCACGAAGGCCGCCACGCCCGCCGCGAAGAAGGCCACCGGAGCGCCGGTGACGCTCGGCGGCGGCAGCTCCACCGCCAACGTCCCGGACGCGATCAAGGGCAGCATCCTCAGCAACTTCAAGGGCATGCCCAAGGGCAAGTACCTGGCCGACCCGACCGAGGACGTATTCGACAACCTGGTCAACCTGACCGCCGCCTACAGCAAGGACGTGCCCGGCGGCCTGTCCGTCGACCAGGTGCTCAAGTCGATCGACGAGAAGCACTCCAAGAGTCTGGGCGTCGCCAACGCCCACATGATGGAGAAGAAGGTCACCGACTGGCTGGCGACCCCCGCCGGTAAGGCGTACGCGCAGGCGAACAGCACGCCCGACCCGAAGGTCGTCAAGGAACTCACCGGCGAACTGACCATGCCGAAGGGCGTCACCCTCGCCCCGGGCCAGAAGGTTCAGGACCTGGCAGGCCCCGGCAAGTTCGACAAGAGCCTGGCCGCGTCGGCCTTCCACGCGGCCACGTCGGCGCAGGCCAAGGCGTGGCAGGACGAATACTTGAAGGCCAACGGCATCGTCCACTCGGCGAAGCAGAAGGCTGCGATCAAGCGGTACACAGAGAACGGGCTGCACGCGTTCACCGGCATGAACAACTGGCTTCGCGGCGACGGATCGTTCGCCAAGAACGTCAAGCAGGACGTCCTGGATGTTCAGGCGTCGATGATCCCGATGCCGAAGCACATGCTGCTTCTGCGGGGCACCGGCTGGCCGCCGGACATCGCGAACTTCCAGTCGCACCCGGAGGACATGGTCGGCAAGACGTTCGAGGACAAGGGCTTCGTGTCGACGTCAGTGGCGGGGTCGGGCGGGCACTTCTCCAGTCACCCGCTTCAGCTGACCATCGAGGCCCCGGCGGGCACCCCGGGAGCGTTCGTTCAGCCGATCTCCGCTTACGGCGGTGAGAACGAGATGCTGCTGGCGGCCGGGCTGAAGTTCAAGGTCATCTCTGTCGAGCAGAAGAACGGCAAGACGCACATGCGTGTCCGCGTCGTGGGAGTCAAGACGAATGAGGGGGTCTGATGGCTGAGAAGAATCCGCTTCAGGAGTTGGACGACCACTACGGGACCGTCGGGTTCCGTCTGGTCGACGACGATGACGAGGATGACGGGCCGGGGATGAGCGGCAAGGAGGCACGCACGTTCCTGCGTAACCTGCGGCCGGTGTTGCGGGTAAGGCAGTCGCTGGCGTCGGCGGCGAAGGCGGTAACCCGCAAGGGTTGACAGACGCGTCAAGGGGTGTCTACTATTGGTCTACAGCACGACGACAGACCAAACCAGGAGGCACCCCATGAAGCTCGGACACACCAACGACGAGATCAAGTACGACGAGACCGACGGCACCGTCG